CATCGTATTTGACCAGGGTTTCCGGGTTGACGCCCTTGGCATCAAGGATCGCACGCACCTTGGCCAGCGTCGTTGCGAGCTGGGCCTTGTCGGCGGGGCTGGCCAGGAAGTGGGTGAAGCGGCCATGTTCCTGGCCGGCCAGATCGTGCGCGTACTGCACGTCGCCGCAGCGCCGGTCAAGGCCAGTGCCGGTGATCGGCGCCTTGCCCTGCCAGTAGTGGCCGGCCGTTTCAACTGTCATCAGCAGGATTTCCTGCCGGCCCGGCATGTTGGCGATGCGCCCGCCGTACTGCGCCCGCAGCGCTGCCATTTTCGCCGGCGTGTTCACCTGCTGTGCCCACGCCTCCGACAGCAGGATGACCACGTCGGCATCCATTTCGTCGGCCAACAGCCGGGTTTCCTGCGCCATCAGGTCGCGGTCTTCCGGGTCGCCCATGCGCATTGTCGGCTGCGACACCAGCCCCTTGGCGGTATTCATCACGAAAATCTCGGGCGCCACTTCCCTGCCTTGGCAGATGGTGGTGCGCGCCGTCATCGCTATGTTCTCGGCGATGGCCTTGATGTGCGGCGGGATCGGCACCTGCTCGTCGTCATGGAAACGCATGCAGTTGCCACAATAACGCTGGCGCACGTCATCGATGTTGTGGCTGACCAGGTTGCAGAAGTGGCACTTGATGGCCGTGCCGTCGTCGCTGATGCTGTAGCGCTGCGTGATGGTGGTGTCAGTCATGGCGTGGGCTTCCGCGGCGTGATGGTGGCCATGTTCTCGCGCACTGCGAAGCGCGCCAACGTCAGCGTCCGGCCGGTTCCGTCGGCGACCTGTTGTGCCAGCTTGCGCAGGGTTTCGACGCGGGCGGCGTCGGCCCCAACCAGGGGCATCATCATGCCGTTCAGCTGGATCGCCGGAATCCCCTCCCCCAGGTCCTCGGTGGCGATGAAGGCGTACAGTTCGGTGATGATGTGTGGGTCGGCCATAGCGCAACTTGTGGTTTAAAAAACAGCAGGCATATTAGGTAACATTGACGCTTTATGCAACTTTATTTCTTTTCAGAAGGCTTGTAATGCTCGGCCAGTAATGCCTCGATGAAATCGAACAGGCACGCTTCCACCAACTTCTGGTGTGATTTCATGCGCGGCACGTTGTCCACGATCCACTTCATCTTGGCATGAGTGACACCGTCGAACTTGAGGTTGACGTGCTTGGCGACCTTGCGGTCGGCGTGCTGCCACGGCGGCACGTGCGGCTTCTCCTTGGCCGCCGGCGCGACCTCGGTCGCCTGCGGTGTGGCTGGCTTTGCCGCCTTCTTGCGTGCCGCTGGCTTGGCCGGCATCGCAGCTGGCGTCTCCGGGGGGGCGACGGGGGCTGCTTGCGGCAACTCGGCGGCTGCGATGAACTGGTCTTCGGCAGCCTGGCGCGCAGCGGTCGTACCGGCGATCGGCAGCGGCTGGCGAAACTTCTTCACGGCCACGGTCTTTGCCGGCGCGGTCATGATGCCACCCGCTCGTCTACCCACACTTCGGCTGCCAGCGCCGCCATTTCTGCCACGGCCTTGTCGTCGGTTTCGGCGCGCGGGTACTCGCTGGTGGCGCGGCCGTCGCGGGCGCAGCGGCGGTAGGCCTTGCGCGAATGGACTTCGGTGGCCAGGATCGTGTAGTTCTGCATGTCGGCCAGCGCTTCACGCATTTCCGCTACGTCCTGCTGCTGGGCGTTGGTGGGGGCGCAGTTGACCAGCAACACGGCGGCGAGGCCTTCGTTGATGGTGCGCACCTCGCCCACCAGCCTATCCATGGTGAAGGTCGAGAAGATATCGAACTGCGACGGTTCGCAGGGCGTGACGATCAGGTCCGCTACCATCATCGCGGCGCGCAGCTCGATCGAGTCCTGGCCACCGGCGTCGATGACGATGTGGTCGTATTTGTCCTTGAGAGCGCGCACTTCCTCCTTGAGCGACTTGCCGCGCAGGCCGATGCAGGTGATCGCCGGCAGAATGCCTTCCTCGCGCCGCGCTGCCGCCCATTGCTGCGCCGATCCCTGCTTGTCGGTGTCGATCAGCAGCACGTCCTTGCCCTGAGCCGCGCACGATACCACCAGGTTGACCGCGATCGTGCTTTTGCCGACCCCGCCCTTTTCCGCTCCTACCACGACGATTGCCATACCGCCCCCTTGTTTAATGTGATGACAAAAAGGAAGTATCTCATACGAATATGTGCAATGCAATGCTAATCATACAAATGTCGCTCTGTATTGATAGGCATTAACCCACATAAGATAGGCCAAATTAGATTAATAGCAATCAAGTTAATGCTGAATACAATAAGTCACAGTTAATCGGCATTAATCTCATTAATGCCGATGAATATCATTTTCAATAAATTAGACCGACATAAGACAACATAATTTTAATTAGCATTGCATTTATTGCATTAGTTTAATGTAAGTCTAATTTAATTGGGGCTGATCTATAGTAAACAACATAAGCTAACATTATGCACTACAACATAAATGTAATTGGTGTTGATAAGCACTAATTAGATTGAATTTAATTTGTGCAAATTTAAACAAAGTTAATCAGTGCTGATTATAATTGCACAAACTTATGCTTGTATGTGCAACTTTGTGCTATTTTGTGCAAAAAGTTGCACACATGCCATTATGTGTTTGCCACGGTGAGCAGGCGGCGCAGGGCGCTGTAGTTGGCCATTGACAGGCCGTTGGCCGGGTCGGTGAGTACCCAGCGCGGGCCGTGCATGTCATCGATATCCGGGATATCGTCCACGATGGCATAGCTGGCGACCTCGGGGTGGGCGGCCAGCCAGGCTGCGATCTCCATGGCGCGGGTGCCGGTGACGTTGATCGGCGTGACGTCCATGATCGGCAGGTCAAGGGCGTTGGCGGCGGCGTGCGCGGTGCAGTCGTAGCGCCAATCCGACGACAGGACGACCGAGCAGCCGGTCTCGCGGCACAGGCGCCGCACCAGGCCGATGGCAACATGGTCGAACTTGGCCATGTCGCCGGGCCGGAACGAGTGCGGGAATCCACCGAACGCCATCTGGCTGCGGCCGCTATTTAAAACTCCGTCGATATCGAGGAACAGGGCCTTGAGGCCGGGGTCAGCTGTTGACATAGATGGTGGTCAGCGCTTCTTTGAGTTTGTCCATGCCGCCCATGACCAGCAGGGGTTCCTGCCCGATCGACTTGAGCAGCTCGATGTGCTTGTGGCTGATGAACTTGGTCATGGCGACGACCTTGTGGAACGCGCGCAGGCCATGCAGTTTCGCAATGCAGTCGGCGTCATATAGCGTCAGCTTGAGTTCGTTGCCGAATTCGCGCTGGATATGCTCATGGTGGATATTGAACAGGCCGATGACGGCGACGTGCTTGCGGTACGCTCCTAGCGTCTTGGCGGCAGGGCGGTCCTCGGCCTGCTTGCGCTGTTGCGCAACGCGGGCCGCTTCCAGTGCGTCGCTGAGCGCCGTGGCCGGCTTGTTCTTGGGCTTCGGTCCAGGCTTGGCACGTGCCGGCGGCGACGACGAGATCATCACGGCGGCCGGCGCCAGCTGGGCCTCTAGCGACAGGGCAGCTTGCACCGGCTGCAGTGCCTGCTGCATTTTCTGCCACCCCGCAGGGCCGCCGACCCGCCAGTCTTCCCAGGCCAGCAGCAGCTCGGCCGGGTCGAGCGGCAGCGCGCGCCCAGGTTCGGTGAGGAAGGTGGCGATGCGCTGGCCGACGGCGCCCAGGTGGTCGGCGAACTGCGCGTCGGCCCGGTTGCGGAAGATGCGGCCATCGTCGGACAGATAGGCGGTAATTTCCTGTGTCAAGGCCGCCTCCGTTTAGTTGTTGCGGTTTGGGTGGTACAGCAGCTTGCGCAGCTCGGCGATGGTCAGGCCGGTGTAGTCGTGCAGCTTAATGAGCAGCGCCGCCGTGACGGGCAGGCGGCCATGGCGCAGCTTGGACAGCGCCGGCGCGGCCACACTGACGGCGCGCGACAGGGCCGCGTCGTTCTTCAAGCGCATGATGGCCAGGATGCTGTCGAGGAAGTGGTTCGGGTTTTGTGGTGCTTTATTTGGCATAGTGCATCCTTAATGGTTGAAAAGATCAATCGAATTGCACGCCCAGCTCCTGGGCGGCGTAGGCTTCTACCTGCTGCATGAACTGGTTAAATTCCTCGACGTTCAGGTCGGTCGAGGACATCGCCCGCACGCCGCCGCCCGGCACGTCCACCACGCCGATGAACTGGCGTTTCATGTGCTCGTGCCAGCTTTCCTTGTCGTAGCGGCGCCCGTCGAACCAGGCCTGTTCTGCGATCGCGCCCAGCACGGCCGGCCCGAAATAGCGCCGGTTCTGGTCCAGCGACCGCTTGGACTTGTAGAAGCTGACCGTCACGGCCAGGAACTTGCCCTCGCGGGCGAACACCTGCCAGTTGGCCGTCAGGAAGGCGACCAGGCCGGCAAGGTGCTGCGCCTCGCGCAGGACGAACAGGCGCTGCATCAGTGGTGCTGCTTGTCCGGCGCTGGCGTCGCTGGCGGTGCGGCGTCGCTGTTCGCGGCGACCAGTGTGCGGATGCGCTCCGTGAACAGGGTCACGCTGCCTTCGGCGTCGAGCGCCAGCTGCAGGAACAGCGCGCCGATGCAGTCGGCGATCTGCGTCAACGCGATGTCGATGGCGGTGCGCTTTTCGGCGATCGTGTCGCAGTCATCGAGCGCTAACAGCATGCTTTCGACGAAGCAGGCAAAGCACGGCATCGAAGCATCAGGGCCGTAATGAAACGGCAGGTCCAGTTCGGCGTCGTCGGCGTCGTCGGTCAGGTCGGTGTGGTCGGTCATTGGCAGTCTTTCAGTGGCAGTTGCAGCGGTGGTGTGACCGGGTTGCGCAGCACGTCATCGACTTGCGCGCGCACTTCCTGTGCCGGGAAAGACTTGTAGGTCTCGTACTCGCTGATCTGCGAGTTGCTGATGACGCCACCCGTCTGCTCGGCCAACTCGGTCTGTTTCAGCTCCCTGCTCAAGCGCAGGTAGCGCGCTTCGGCGGCCCAAAGCTCATCTGCGGTAAAGAAAGTGGCGACGCCGGTGTTGGCAGCGGCCTGCGCCGCCGATGCCGCCTCCTTGAATGCCGCCTCCTTGATGGCTAGGCAATAGCTGATTTGGTAGCCAGACCAGAGACTGGTCAAAGCGCGGCTAAAGTCATTCGGATGGGTGATGCGGTAGCCGATTTGGCGCAGCAGGTCCAGCATGTCCTTGGCAAAAGCGGCGTGCGCTTCGTCTTCTGTGTCGGATTCCAGAAGGAATACGCCGAGCCGCTTGTCGAGTAGGGTCTTGGCGTCGATCATCAGAATTCCCCCTGGTTGACGTGGGCCAGCGCGAGGCAGCGGCCGTGACGCGCGCGCAGCTGGGCCTTGGAGCGGCCGGCGGTATCGTTGAGCGTGTTCATGGACTGGCCGAACGGAATGTCGTCGTCGGCGAAGTCGGCGCTGTGGGCTGGCGCGCGCGCCGCTGGCGGTGCCTGGCGCTGCGGCGCCGGCGCGCCCTGGCCGCCGCCCTCGGGGCGCCCGCCCAGCATCTGCATGGACTCGGCCACGATGTCGGTGGCGTACTTTTCGACGCCGTCCTTGTCGGTGTACTTGCGCGTTTGCAGGCGCCCCTCGACATACACCGACGAGCCCTTTTTCAGGTACTGGCCGACGATCTCGGCCAAGCGCCCGAAGAAGCTGATGCGGTGCCATTCAGTCGATTCCTTGGCCTCGCCGGTGTTCTTGTCCTTGCTCTTGTACGAGGTGGCGACGGCGATATTGGCGATCGCGTCGCCGGACGGCATGTAGCGCATTTCGGGATCGCGCCCGAGGTTGCCGACGATGATGACTTTGTTGACAGAGGCCATGGGATTCCTTGGTGGTTAAAGAGGGTGTTCCGCGTGAATGCGCTCGATGTAGGCGGCGAGGTACTGGCGTGCCGCGATCACCTTGCGCATGATTTTTTGTTCCAGCGCGCGGTCACGCTGGTAGTGCACGACGGTGATCCGCAGGTGTTCGGGCAGCGCGTCAACTTCGTGCAGATCGCGCTGCTCGTAGCGAATCAGTTCTTCGGGCGTGTCAACCAGGCAGTACGCCACGTCGGCTTGCTCGGCCTCCCACAGCCACATGTAGCCGCGCATCTGCCATTCGTAGTCGCGGTCCTCGCCTTCCTCGGCCGTCATCGGGAAGGTGGCGCGCGACCAGCTGGACTTGGTGTCGACGATCTTGTTGGCCGGCAGGCCGGTGAAAATGTCGCATTCGCCGCTGATGTAGTCGTTCTGGCGGCGCTCGGTGTTCTTGACGTAGTTGGTGAAAAAGCGCGCGTTGTAGAGCGCGATGGCCTCGTTCTCGACGATCAGGCCCTTCTCCAGGTACTTGCTGGTGATGATTTCGTGGAAGTCGAGCATGAATTCGCGCGCCCAATTGCGCAGGTAGGTCTTGGCGCCGGCGCTCAGGCTGTAGTCGAACAGCTCGGCCAGCTGCGCCTGTTCCTCGTCGCTCTTGACCTTCTTCCTGGCGACGACGGCCGTGTTCTCATCGAGCAGGGCCGGGTCGATCGACTTCGGATCGGTCATCAGCTGGCCCAGGCTGGAGCAGCGCATGCGGAATTCGGGAACGATCACGCGGCCGGCTCCGCTTCGGCGGCGGCCAGCTCGGCCTCCTGGGCCAACGACAGGGAGAACTTGTCGCGCAAGGTGGCCGCCGCGAAGGTGCCCGCCTTGATGCCGGCCAGCGCCTTGCTGAAGCGGGCGGCGGCCAGCGGCTCCTTCTCCAGGGGCGGGATTTTCGCGCGGATGCGCAGGCACTCGACCATGTCGGCGCCGAGCTTGGTGGTGGAGGCGTACAGCGTCACGCGCTGGCCCGCCCAGTCCTCGATGTAGGGGCCGTAGAGCTTTTCCAGCGTCTTCTGGTTGGTGACGTTCAGGATCATCGGCTTGTGCCCGGCCAGGTACATCAGGCTGTGGTCTTCCTTCTTGCCGCCCATCATGGTGACCGTTTCCTTCTGCACGTAGTTGATGGTGACGGTCAGGTCGGCGCCGTTGGGCAGCGCGTAGGCGCCGATGAAGCGCGGATCGGCCAGCTGCTTCCAGTGGGTTTTGATGGGTGCGTCGCTCATTCGTGCGCCCCTCCCAGGTGGGCGTCGATGCGGGCCTCGTCGGCCGCGGCGCGCACTTCCTTGAGCAGGGCCAGCTCCATGGCGATCAGGGCGCTGTCGGTGAAGTAGGGGCGCAGGTCGCGCCCGGCCAGCAGCGTGACCAGCACGCCGCGCGTGGCGTCCATGAATTGCAGCGGCTGCGCCGATTCGATGCGCAAAATCTCCAAGCACTCCTGTTCGCCTGGCTCGTCGCCGGGGTCGCCATTGGGCAGGTACAGCGTTGCCAGGCGGCCGGGCGTGTAGTCGTAATCGACCAACAGCTGGGCCGGCGCGGTGAGGTTCGGCAGCGCTGCCGGCTCGTTGTGTGCGCCGCGCAGGTCGGCGGCGGACACGCCGAGGGCGAGCTGCTGCAGGGTGTGAGAGGTTTTCAACGGCACTCCTGTTTTCGTTGAGACAATGGAAAACAGTGTACGTAAGGTAAACTTGCTTCTGCAAGATAATCTTGGCAAAGACAAGGTTACCTTGTATAGTTGCTGCTAAAATATTGTTGCTTACACACCAATATGCGGCTTTTCCCTCTCTGTCCGGCTATTTTGCGGGGGCGCCGCGCAGCCACGCCGCGCGCTGGGCGGAAAAAAGCCCCGCACGCGGCGGGGCTGGTGGGCGGTGCAGCGGGCCGGGTCAGTCGAACCAGCTGCCGCTGATCACGCGGCCCAGGACTGGCGGCAGCTGGTCCGGCTGGTAGGTTTCGGGCGCCGTCGCCGGCTGGTCGGTGCGCAACTCGATGCGGCCGTCGGCGAGCTTGACCACGCGCCGCACCAGCAGGCCGTGGGCCGCTTGCAGCACGTAGATTTTCGACGACACCAGCGTCTTGGCGGTGGTGTTGACGAGTAGCTGGTTACCGATGGACATGCTGCTGTCGTTGGAGATCACGACCACGCAGTCGCTGGCGCGCACGCCCAAGTCGGCCAGTACATCCTTGCGGTACGCATACGTATCCTTGCCGTCGAGGTGGTCGACGACCTCATCATGATAGTTCACTGTGGACACCCCTTTGAACGCCTCGGCATACCGGGGTATGAAGGCATATTTGTCGTTGGGGTCCACGTTAGCATCAATTCCAAGCACCAAGTATCCGACCGTCGTTTTTAATGCGTCGGCGACTTTTTTTGTTTTGAAGCGGTCCGGCGCCGTGCCACCTTGCGCGTCCGGCGTCTCCCACAACCGCACCGTTTCACGCGACACATCGGCCGCCTCGGCCAGCGTCTGGCGCGACATTTTCAGCGCCAGGCGCCGCTCTTTGATTCGTGAATGTATGTCCATGGGCGCAACTGTACCACAAGGTTACCTTGCGTGAGCTAAGATTAACTTGTCACGGCAAGTTAATCTTGTCAGAATCGGTTTCCATGAAAAAAATATTATCCAAGCGCCAACAAGACATCATCCGCTCCAAAGAGTGGGTCGCGCTGGACAACGTCGTCAAGCGCGTGGGATCGAAAACCAAGCTCGGCATCTTGCTCGGCGTGAGTTACCAGGCGGTGCAGAACTGGTACACCAGCCGGGTGCCGCTGGAACACTGCGCACCGATGGAGACCTTCGTGCGCGGCGCGGTGCAGTGCGAACAGCTGCGCGCCGATTACAGCGATCTGGACCAGCGGCCCTACCGCAAGGCGCACAACATTTACCGCGCCGGCGACGCGCCACGCATCTACATCGCCGGCCCGATGACCGGCTACCCGGAGCTGAACCATCCCGCCTTCCACGCCGAGGCGGCCCGCCTGCGCGCCGCTGGCCTGCACGTGGTCAGCCCGGCCGAGGTCACGCTGGATGGCAATCCCACCTGGTTCGACTACATGCGCGCCGACCTGCGCCTGATGATGCGGTGCAGCACCATCTGCCTGCTGCCAGGCTGGCGCCGCTCGAAAGGCGCGCGCATCGAATACCTCGTCGCCAAGTGCCTTGGCTTCGAGGTGATGGTCGCCGGGGAGGGCGCATGAAACGCAGCGGCCCGCTCAAGCGCAGCGCACCGATGCAGCGCAGCCCGATGACGCCGCCGAAAGCGGCTGCGCCGGCCAAGCCGAAGGCGGCCCGCAAGCTGACCACGCACCAGCGCCCGGTCAGCGCCGCCGAGCAGCAGCTGTGGGACCGCATGGCCAGCGAGATCGGCTGCATCGCCTGCCGCGTGGCCGGCCGCGCCACCAGCGAGTACGTGTCGATCCACCACATTGACGGGCGCACCCGCCCTGGTTGCCACTTGCTGGTGCTGCCGCTGTGCGCCGGCTGCCACCAGCAGGGCACCGGCAACGACAAGAGCCTGGTCGCGGTGCACCCGAACAAAGCCCGCTTTGAAAAGCTGTACGGCAGTCAGCTCGAATTGCTCGACATGATCCACGCCATCCTGGGAATGCAACCATGACGAACCTGATTAAATACGATCAAGCCCGCCTCGCGCTGGCCGAGTGCCGCAACGTCGATGAGGTCAAGGATATCCGCGACAAATCCGAGGCGATGCGGCTGTACGCCAAGCAAGCCAACGACACGGAGCTGGAGCAGTGGGCGGCCGAGATCAAGCTGCGCGCCCAGCGCGCCATCGGCGAAATCAGCGCCGGTCTGGAAAAACAGCAAGGTAAAACTGAACTTCTTCCCGCCGGTGGGAAGAAGTTCAAAGCCGAAGCGCTGGCCGATGCCGGCATTTCCACCTCCACCGCGCACCGCTACGAGCAGCTGGCCGCCATCCCCGAGCCGGCGGTCGAGGCGTATATCGCGCGCAGCAAGGAGGCCGGCAAACCTGTGTCAGCCAAGGCGGCGCTGGCCGAGGCCAAGCCGAAGCCAGAGCCGACGGTGGCGCCGCCCAAGCCGGCCGATTTTTCCGAGTCAGATGCTGCACCGACGCCGGCCAAGGGGCGTCCTGTAGAAAACTACAGGACGCCCGGCCGCGACGAGCCGGACGGCCAGGCCGCCACCGAGTTGGACGCGCTGCGCGAGGAAAACGCCGCCCTGCGCGCGGAACTGGACGATGTGAAGGCCAGCTTCGCCGAAACACTGGCCGACAACGAGAGCATGGGCCGGGTGATCGACGCCGACGACCAGCTCAAGGCCGCGATGGCGGAAGCGCGCCGCCAGAAGGCGCTGGCCGACAATGCCGAGCGCACGCTGGCAGCCAAATCGCACGAATTCGTCGAGCGCGCGCGCAATGTCAGCTACTGGAAGCGGCGTGCGGAAAAAGCCGAGCGCGAGCTGGAAAAGGCCGCCTGACATGCAGGTCGCCGCCTACGTCAACGACAGGTTTCCCGATCCGCGCCCGTTCCAGCGCTCGGCGCGCGTGCTGCTGCGCGAGGCGTTCGCCGCCGGTCACCGCTGCCAGATGGTGATGAGTCCGACCGGCTCGGGCAAGACCATCCTGGCCATGTTCCTGATCCATGAAGCGCTGTTGCGCGCCAAGCGCGTGATCTTTGTGGCTGACCGCCGCACCCTGATCAACCAGACTTCCGAGGTGGCCGACTCGCTGGGCCTGTCGCATGGCGTGCTGATGGCCGACAGCATGCGCTACGACCCGGACGCGCCGTTCCAGATCGCCAGCGCGCAGACCCTGGCCATGCGCGACTGGCCGGACGCCGACCTGATCATCATCGACGAGGCCCATACGCAGATGAAGGTGTGGACCGAACATATTGCAAGCTGCCGTGCCGCCGTCATCGGTCTGTCGGCGACGCCGTTTTCAAGCGGCCTGGGCAAGCTGTTCTCGAACCTGATCAATGCCACCACCATGGCCGAGCTGACTGAATCCGGCGTGCTGGTGCCGATGCGGGTGCTGTCCTGCACCAAGGTCGACATGCGCGGCGCGGCCACCGCCGGCGGCGAGTGGACGGTCGAAGCGGCCGGCGCGCGCGGCATGAAGATCATCGGCGACGTGGTGCAGGAGTGGCTGCGCCACGCCGACGGGCGCAAGACCATCGTCTTCGGCGCCACCATCGCCCACTGCGAGGCGTTGTGCGCGGAGTTCACTGCCGCCGGCGTGCTGGCGGCCTGCTTCACCGCCGAGACCACCGACAGCACGCGCGCCGACCTGCTGGCCAGCTTCCGTGGTCCTGACGCGATCTTGCGCGTGCTGATCTCGGTCGAGGCGCTGGCCAAGGGCTTTGACGTGCCAGACGTGGCCTGCGTGTGCGACGTGCGCCCGCTGCGCAAATCGCTGTCCACCGCGATCCAAATGTGGGGCCGCGGGCTGCGCGCTTCGCCCGCCACCGGCAAGACCGACCTGCTGCTGCTCGACTTTTCGGGCAACATCGTGCGCTTCGCCGAGGACTTCGAGGCGCTGTTCCACGACGGCCTGGCCTCGCTCGACAACGGCGAAAAGCTCGACAAAGCGGTGCGCAAGGACCGCGACGACGGCGAGCCGAGCGGCTGCCCGAAATGCCACTTCAAGCCGTTCGGCAAGCGCTGCATGTCCTGCGGCTTCGAGATCATCAAGCAGAACCTGCTTGAACACGAAGCCGGCAAGATGGTCGAGTTCAAGGTCGGCAAGGCCAAGGTCGGCGACAAGGCCAGCGTGTGGGCGCAATGCGTCACGCTGATGCGTCAGAAAAGCGCCAGGCCCGAGACAGCGCCGCAGCGCGCCGCCCACCTGTTCAAGAGCATCACCGGCTCGTTCCCGCGCAACCTGCCCGACTTCCACATGGTCGCCGACGTGCCCATCACGCGCGGCGTGGCGAACAAGTACAAGGCCAACATGATCGCCTACCGGAGGGCGCGATGACGTTTACCCAATTCGCCACTCTGTACGGCCTGCTCCTGCCCGACCTGTACCCGAGCGAGCGGGTGCGCCGTTGCCCGACCGAACAGCATCCGCGCACCAAGGACGGCGCCTATTTTTGGGACGGCCGCCGGGGCTGGGTGTCGGACTGGTCGAACGGCGCCGAGATTCACTGGTATGACAACCCGGACGCCAAGGGCTTCACCGACGCCGACCGCAAGGCGTGGGGCGAGCGCAAGCGCGCGCAGGAGCGCCGCCAGGCCGAGGTGCACCGCCAGGCCGAGCGCACCGCCGCCGCCATGCTGGCCGCCTGCAAGCCTGGCGAACACAACTACCTGCGCAGCAAGCAGCTGCCCGAGGTGCGCGGCCTGGTCAACGACGCGCGCGAGCTGATCGTGCCGATGCGCACGCTGGAGTCGAACCAGCTGGTCGGCGCGCAGGTCATCCGCTGGCTGATGGACGAACGCGAGTGGCAGAAAAAGATGCTCTACGGGACCCGCGCCAAGGGCGCCGTGTTCCGGTTGGGGAACCCGCGGTCGCCGGAAACCTGGCTGGTCGAGGGCTACGCCACCGGCTTGACGCTGGAAGCAGCGCTGCACCAGCTGCACCAGCAGGCCCAGGTGCTGATCTGTTTTTCGGCCAGCAACCTGACCCATGTGGCGGCGCAGGTGCAGGGCCGCAAGTTCGCCTTCGCCGACCATGACAAGAGCGGCACCGGCCTGCGCGCCGTCGAGCAGGCGGGCCTGGCGTACTGCATGAGTGCGGTCGAGGGCGAGGATGCCAACGACCTGTACGTACGCGCCGGCCTGATGGCGGTAAGCAAACTGATGATGGAGGCGCGCACGCACTGACGGGGTCACAGGTGGCGCGGACGACACCTCAAAAAACGTGCATGGGCTTGCATCGGCCCCCACCGCGCAAAGACTGGCCCTGCTCAACCCTTGCAGGCGCGCCAACGCAGCGTAGCTGAAGCGACTGCAAGCAAGGCGGCGGGGACAAATGGTGAGACAACCCGGCGCCGAGTGAATTCAGCCTCCAGGAGAGCGTGGTGTCCGGCTGCATGGACATGGCGCGGGATGAGAGCCTGCCACCACGGCACCCCTCTCACCTTTGGAGGGCTGTGGGCCACTGGTTTTCGATTTTCAACCACAAGGAGAGGCAATCATGAAAACAGAAATCATCGCCATCCAGGACCGCAGCGGATCGATGGCGCCGCTGCACCGTGATGTCGTCGGGGGCTACAACACCTTTTTGGCCGAACAGCGCGCCGTGCCGGGTGAGGCGCGCATCACCTGCGTGCAGTTCAACGACGAGGTGCGCACCCTGTACCAGGCGCTGCCGCTGTCCGAGGTCAAGGACATGGGCGCCGCCGACTATCTGCCGACGGGCAGCACGGCGCTGCTCGACGCGATCGGCAGCACGCTGACGGCCCATGCCGAGCGCATCGCCGACGAGGGCTGGGCCGAGCTGGTGATTGTGCACATCAACACCGACGGCGAGGAAAACGCCAGCCACCAGTACACGCTGGAGCAGGTCAAGACCATGATCACGCACGCGCAGGACAAGGGCGGCTGGGTGTTCCTGTTCCAGGCGGCCAACCAGGACGCTTTCGCAGCCGGCGGCAAGTACGGCATCAGCGCGGCCACCACCAGCAACTTTGCTGCCACCGGGGCCGGGCTGCGGGGGGCTTACGGCGCGATGAGCATGTCCGTCACCAACCTGCGCAACGTGGCAGCACAGCCGCCAGCCGGGCCGCTGGCCGATGCGATTGCCAGCGTGCCGCTGCCGCCGGCGCAGCCGTCCGGCGTGCTGCCCGACGCGGTTGCTGGCCTGCAGAAGCCGTAATGGCCCGTCCACGCGCCGTGGCCCGTCACCCGAAGATTCGGGTGACCAAGGAATTCGCGTGCGACTTCCGCTACGTCGTGTGGTTTTACGACATGACGGAGGACGAGGCCGAGGAATGGCGCCAGCTGGTGCGCGCCAGCCCCGGCCCGATGATGGATTACATCGCCACGCTGGCGATGGCACTGCGCAATGGCTACACCCAAACCGCCGAGAACAACTATGTGCGCCTCAATACGTGGTTGCTCGATACCTGGCGCCAACCGATCACCAAATACAGCCAAGGAGAAGCGCCATGAAACTGCCGCCGAAGAACTCCCGCACCATGGCCATCGTGCAGGCGCTGCGCCAGTGCGGGCCGGTCACGCTCAAGGAGGGGATCGAGCTGCACGGCTCGTTCAACAAGATGACGCTGGCCGACATGGACAAGCTGTACGAGGAACTGGTGACGCTCGGCTGCCTGGACCGGGTTGGGGCGCGTTACTGCGTCAGCGAGGCGGTGCTGTTTTACTACGAACCGCCGCAGCCGAAGGTGGCCACGCCGCTGGTGCCGCCGCGCGTGGTGAACCGTTTCACGCCGCCGCTGGACCGCCGCTACTTCCTGTCCACGCGCGGCATACGCGAGGGCAGCAACGACCTGCGCGCCGTGCCAAGCGGGTACGCCGCGCTGGAAAAAGCGTAAGTCCGAGTCACTTCACCGGGAGCAAAGCATGTTTGGATGGCTGAAAAAATGGGGACCGGCGGCACGCCATGCGCGCGCCGAGCGGGAAATCGAGGCAGCGATCGAGCGCACGGCGGCGATGGCGCAGGCGATCGGGGCACGGCGCGCCCGCGAGAAGGCGGCGCAGGATGCGGCGCGCCAGGCACGCGACGCGGCGTGGACCCGCAGCCGGGAAGCGGCGCTGGCGCAGCGCAACGAGCGCGCAACATTCGAGCGCAATGTGATACGCGACATGCAACGCGAGCGCGAGGGCAAGCTGGCGCCGCGGCCAGCTGCGCAAGCGCAGCGTGACAGCGTATCAAGCCCGGCACCGGACAGCATGCCGCTCGATATGGGCATGCAGGTGCATCTGGTGCCGATCCACCATCTGCCGTCGAACAGCGACTGGTGCGTCCCGTCCGGCAGCGATGCCGCCAACGCGGCCAGCAGCGATAGCGGCGGCAGCGACGGCTGCGGAGGTGGCGGCGGAGACAGCAATTGAAGCGCCCCGGCTCCCTGCCCAAGCGCCCGAAGTATGGCAACAGGCACGTCGAGATCAACGGCCAGCACTTCGATTCGCAGGCCGAGGCGGCGCGCTGGATTGAGCTGACCCGCCTGCAACAGCGCGGCAAGATCAGCGACCTGCGCCGCCAGGTGTCGTTCGAGCTGGTGCCGTCGGTGCGTCTGTTTGGATCAAAGCGGGCCACGCCGGCGCTGCGCTACGTCGCCGATTTCGGCTACACGCTGACCGCCAGCGGCAAGACGGTCATCGAGGACACCAAGGGCGTGCTCACGCGCGTCTACAAGATCAAGCGCCACATCATGAAGGCGCTATACAACATCGACATTCTGGAAACGTAGGAGCGGCCATGGACGAGCAAGCGAGCAAGGACCACCTCGACGCGCAGCGCTACCGCGCTTTGCGCTGGGTGATGTGCGCCAGCAAGCAACAGCAGGAACAGGCGCAGCAGTGGCTGGACCCGCTGCTGGACAATGGGCAGACACCGACGCCGGCGCTGCTCGATGCGGCGCTGGACCTGCTGGCGGCCTACGTGGCCAAGTTGTAAGCGGAGGACGATATGGCACAACTGGCACAGCGCTACGTGCGCGCGGTCGGCTCGGGCAACCTCCGATCGGACGAATTTCACTTCGACACCGATGTGCTGGCGGCGATGGCGCTGTCGTCGGCTTTTGGCGGGCTGTACTTCCGCGTCAAGTATTTCAACGACGTTTCGAGCTACCCGCGCCTGCGCGACCAGTGGACGTGGATCGTGTCGCAGAAGGCCGGCCGCCGCAACTGGCCGGTGCATGTCCCGATCGACAAGGTCGCCTATCTCTCGCTGACACGCTGGATTTCGTCGGTGTGCCCGGCCTGCACCGGGCGCTGCCAGGAGACCATCTTCAACACGCCGACCCTGTCAGCCAAGAACTGCGCGCTGTGCGACGGCAGCGGCCAGGCCGAGCTGCGCTGCAACCCGGCGATCCGTGACTACGTGCTGGACATGATCGAGGAACTGTTCATCTTCGAGTACAAGGCGGGGGCGCGGGCTAAAAAGAAGCTGCGCCGGGAAGTCGCTTGAAAAGGCTTGAATTTGAAAATCGAAACATTTAAGCTGTGCGCACTGCCGGACGTATTGGGTTGCCGTGGGAAGTTTCTGGCCCTTTCGAGTCGGCATAATTCGGGCGAACACCCCCATTGGCGGGTGCAGCAAAGAACCTGTCTACATCGGAAGGCGACCCTTGCTGCCCTTGTTCGCCCGTACCCTCGCACTTCCCTTTTCGCAACAAGCCCGCCCCCTTACCAGGCGCGGGCTTGTTGCATTGGTTTTCAGCTTTCGGGGCGCAAGACGCAAGACCACAGCCCTATACCCGCCCTACCGGGCCTCTATAGGAGCATCACCATGACGATTACTTCCGTGCGCGCCAAGATGGTTTGCAACAGCACCTCCCAGCCCACTCCCAGCGGCGCGGTCACGCGGGTGGACCTGGGCTGCGTCTACTCCAACGACAAAAGCGAGAACGCCGACTTCACCAAGTACACCCCATGGGGCAGCTGCCAGATGGGGATCGACGCCGAAGCGGCTGCCGCGATGTTCTTCGAGCCAGGCAAAAAATACTACGTCACCTTCACCGCAGCGCCCGACTAAGCCCGCTTGTTTAGCTGATCTGGCCTGATTAGCTGTGCAGCTAATCAGGCCGTTTCAGCTAAACCACCCCGCAGGAGGTTGCCATGCCGACCGTGATCCCGCCGACGAAAGAAGCTGTCCGCCACTACCTGCAGGAGCGCGCTAAAGCGCCCACGCCACCGGGCACGCCGGTGGAAATTCGCCGCCAGCTCGGCTGGTGGCTGCTGCCCAACAATTCCCCGCCAGGCTCGCGCTGAGACTGACACCACGTTCACCACGTTCAGCCCGCCTCGCGCGGGCTTTTTTTTTGGAATCCAGGCAATACAATGTACACATCGACCGCGAGGTGAAAATGAAATCCGGTGTGTACGCAATCATTAATACCAGCAACGGCAAGCGGTATGTCGGTAGCGCTGTGCATTTCTCTAAGCGGTTCATAAAGCATAGGCACGAACTCAATACTAATTGCCACCACAGCAGCAAGCTGCAACGAGCGTGGATCAAGTACGGCAAGGATACATTCGTGTTTGTGATCTTGTTCTGCTGCGAGAAGAAGGACTTGCTGTTCTACGAGCAGCGCGCGATTGACGGTTTCGATGCCTGGGCATCGGGGTACAACATGACGGCGACGGCCGGTAGCCGGTTAGGCATGACAAATTCACCAGAACATCGTGCCAATATCAGCAAGTCCTTAACGGGCCGCGTGATGTCAGCAGAGTGGCGGGCAAATATCGGTGCCGGGCAAAAAGGCAAGAAGCGTGGCCCCTATCCGCCAGAGCGTGGGGCGGCAATCTCCAAGGCAAAAAAAGAGCAACTGTCCCACCACTCGGATGAAACGAAAAAGCGGTTGAGCGAAGCTGGCATGGGCAATTCAAACGCCAAAGGCCGCACGGTGTCGCCTGAAACCAGATTTCGTCTTGCGGCGGCAAAAATTGGCAAGAAGCAGCCGCCAGAGCAGGTCACCAAAAGGCTCGCAACGCAAGCGGCGAACCGTGCGCGCAAGCTGGCGATGTTGCCACCCCCACCGCCGAAGCTGCCAAGCCCACCGGCGACCCCATGGAACAAGAATATGATAATGAGCGCCGAGTTCTGCGCCAAGTTATCCGAAGCGCACAAGGGGCAGGTCATTTCGGTGGCAACGCGAGCGCAAATATCGGCGAAGCTCAAGGGCAGGGTTAAAACCGCAGAGCACCTGGCCAACTTGGGCAAGGCAAACAAGGGTAAGGTACTTACGCCAGAACACCGCGCCAAACTGTCGGCAGCCAAGCTCGGCAAAAAACAGAGCGCTGAGTGGGTGGCGGCGCGGCTGGCGGGCAAGGCAAAAAAACGCACCAGCGAGGGCGCTCCAGTAGAGTAGTCATTGAATAACACCTGGCATTTCATATGGCCCGCTAATCAGCGGGTTTTTTTTCATCTGGACATTTCTATCAAGCCCGCATTACGCGGGCTTTTTCTTGTGGGGGAAACATCATGGCCCTGAATACGCAGCTGTCGAATGTTGCAGTAAATCAAGAGGGGGACGCTCTGGCAACCCTGTTTTCGTCTGGATATTTGAGAATCTACAGCGGCACCCAGCCGGCCACCGCCGACACGGCGCTGTCGGGCAACACGCTGCTGGCCGAGCTGCGCTTTGGCGCCACCGCCTTTGGCGCCACCTCGGCCGGGGTGATGACCGCCAACGCCATCACGGCCGACTCGTCGGCCGACGCCTCCGGCACGGCGTCCTGGTTCCGCGCCCTGAAATCGGACGGCACCACGGCCATCCTGGACGGCACGGTGGGCACCTCGGGCGCCAACCTGAACATCGCCACCACCACCATCACGGCGGCGCAAACGGTGTCCTGCTCGGCCTTCGTGCACACGCTCAACAAAGCCACGTCCGGCCTGTAAGCGGGCGCGGGCGCTAGGAGCGCGGGATGGCGACTTTTTACCTCGATCTGGTGGGCGGCAACGACGCCAACGACGGGACCAGCTTCGCCAATCGCTGGCTGACCTTCGGCAGCGGTGCCACCGCTGCGCGCACCGCGCCCGGCGACACCATCCGCCTCATGGCCTCGCCCGACCCCACGCTGGTGGGCAGTGCCACCTGGACCAACGCCAGCCGCACTATCACGCTGGCCAGCGCGGTGACGACCAACATTTGCGACTGCGAGACGGCTTGGACAGGCTCGGCCAACGTGTCGATTGGCACGGGCAGCCCCTCTATTCAAAAAGAAGGCACCAAGCTTGCTGTTATTACTATTCAGGATGCCTTCAGCACCGGCCTGGCCGCCTATTTCGCCACCGGCACGCTGGACTTGTCCGCGTATCAGCAAGTGTCGTTTTGGATATCGACCACGGCCACCATCCCTGTGTCGTCACTCACGCTGCGTCTGTGTTCGGACACGGCCGGGGCGACGACCGTGCATACCGTTCCCATCCCAGCCATACCCGCGTCTAGTTTTACGAACTGGATGCCGGTCACGGTGGACTTCGGGACGAACCTGAATTCGTCCATCGCTTCCATCGCCTTGTATTGTGAAGTGGATAATGGCGCCGTCGTTATCCGCCTGGACAATATCATCGCCTGCAAGGCGGCCTCCAGTGCCGACGCGCTGACGTTTAATTCGCTGATCGGCAAAGTGCACAACCTGAGCTGGATCGCCTCCACCAGCTACGCGGTGAACGATATCCGCCGCCCCACGCAGCCGAACCGCAACGGCTACAAGTACAAGGTGACGGCGCAGACCGGCGCCACCGGCAGCAGCGAGCCGACCTGGCCGCAGGAGATCGGCGTCAGCGTCACAGACGGCGGTGTGACCTGGCAGTGCGAGGGACTGGAAGATACGTGGTATGGCATTGCCTCAATCAACGGCACCACCGTGCGGCTTGACGGTCCCGTGCAGGCCAACAGTAACAGCACGTCCTACGGCTATCCGCACACCAGCGAGACAATAGCAACCTACAGGCGCGAGCCGCTGCCACTGCCGCTGGGGACCATCGCCCTTGGCGGCAATAACGCGGTGCAGGAAAGCGGGACGGCCGCGCAGCCCATCGTCTACAAGGGCGGCTGGAACCGGACCGACATGAGTACGCAAACCGGCGAGACGTGGGTGGACGGCGGCAACGGCATGGGCATCGCCTACAACCCCACGGCCGGCATGGATTACGTCACCCAGGAAAATTTGAATTCGGTGCGGTGCAGTTACGGGGTCTACTACACCAATAAGGGGTGGCGTTACGCGAACTGCCACCACAACAACGCGGTCAGCGGTTTCAGCTTCGCCGGGGCGACCGACGCCAGCATCACCCTGCGCAATGTCGTGACCAATATGTGCAGCGGCGCCGGCATGGATTTCTCGGTGGCCAACGTGATCATCGACGCGGTGGCACTGCAAAGCAGCGGCGGCAATTCGGTCGGCTTCGCCACCGGCACCGGCCTGCTGACCGGCCCGCCGCTGCGTGACATTTGGGCCAAGGGCAATAAAACCATCGGCTTCAACCACCTGTCCGTGCGCGAATTGTCGCTGAGCGGCTTTGTGTGCAGCGGCAGCGGCACGGCCGGACTGGCGGCGCCCAACAGCGCGCACGTAAACGTGATCAACGGCCTGTTCAGCACCACCGCGTTTAGTGATCCGACCGCCTTGCATGGCACCTACATTTACTCGCACAAGCACAACCAGACCGCCGACAACCATTTGATCTGGACCGATGGCGGCAGTATCACCTCGGCCACCGACCAACGCCACACGGCGTCGGGCATCAGCTGGAAGTTTCGGCCCACCTCAACCAACCGCAGCAGTCAGTATCCGCTGCGCCTGTCGGTGGCCAAGATCGCGGTGAGCGCGAACGCGATGGTCACGCTCTCCATCTGGACGCGGCGCGACAACACCAACATCGCCGGGCAATTGATTGTCCTTGGCGGCCAGTTGGCCGGGGTCGGCAATGACGTGTCGGTGAGTTGCACGCCGTCGGTCAACACCTGGGTGCAATCGAGCCTGACCTTCACCCCCACCGAGGCCGGTGTGGTGGAGGCGCTGTTCCTGGTGTGGGATGGGGTCGGCACGACGAACAATTTCTGGATTGACGACATTTCGATCAGCCAGTCCTAGACGGTCGCATAGGGAGCGGACATGGGTCTTATCATTGCAGATCGCGTCAAGGAGAGTACTACGACCACTGGCACCGGCGCCATCACGCTGGCGGGCGCCTATACCGGCTTTCGCGCCTTCTCGGCGGTCTGCACCAGTCCCAGCGATACCTGCTATTACACGATTCAGGCGGTGGACAGCGCCGGTGTGCCGAGCGGCGATTGGGAAGTGGGGATGGGTACATATTCAGCCTCCAACACCCTGACGCGCAGCACGGTGCTGTCGTCCAGCAATGCCGGCGCGGCGGTCAGCTTTGCGGCAGGCACCAAACAGGTATGGCTCGACCTGGCGGCGTCGCAGATCGCAGCGATGAACCTGGCGGCAGGTGGGGCTTTTTTGACAGTACCGGCTAACCCCGGCTTTGATCCCGCGTTCGTCGGCCTCACTTCGGCGGTCACGTTATCGAACAGCAACAAAACGGCAACCCCTGCGTCCAGCAGTCCCTACAACCATATGTTCGGCTGCCCAGCCCGCTACACCGGCAAGCGGTATTTTGAAATCGTACCCAGTTCGACCAGTTTCACCGCTGTCGGGCTGGCAGGCGGGGCCGGGCACCAGAAGCAGGGTGACGGTGGTAATTTCGGAGCTTGGTACATCGGACAGATCGGATGGGATAGCTCAGGTGCTGTCAAGGCAGTAAACAAATTTACCAGTACGCCAAATATCCTTACCGTCGCCACCATCCAGACCTGGGCCGCTACCAATAACCTGTGCATCGCCGCAGACCTGGATGCCCTACTAATATGGTTCCGCACCAACGGCGGCAATTGGAATAACAGCGGCTCCAATGACCCAGCAACCGGGGTAGGTGGTATCGACCTGTCATGGGCGCTCGGTGGCGCGTCAAACCGTCTACTCTGGCCAGGGATGAATGCTGGTGTAACCGGCGCGCAGGTGATGCGTTTGTTGGCCGCCGATTTCGCGCAATCCGTACCAAGCGGCTACAGCGCTTGGGGGGCATAGCGGTAGCGTATGGCGCTCGGTCTTGCACCCATATCCTCTGCGCCACTTGGCGGCCAAGTCGGTGTAAGCGGTATCGACTGCACCGTGGCCACCGGCCAGGCGTCGCAATCCGTTGTCGCATGCACGCGCACGCTCAAGAGCGTGGCGGAACTGGCTGGTCTTGACCTGGCGTTTGGCGGCGAGCCTTTTGCGCAGGTGGCGGCCAAGGGTGGCATCACAACGACCACGCTCGACATCAGTTTCAAAGGCCAGCCGTTCCTTGCCGTTGCAGTCCCTATTGTGACGGATGGCACGGTGGCGACCAGCCAGGGACAGAGCGTCACGGCCAGCGGCACACTGGCGGCAGACGCCAGCGTGGCGACCTATCAAGCGCAGTCGGTGGCCGCGACAGGATCGCTAAGCGTGAGCGTCAGCAGCGCAACCAGTCAGGCGCAGACCACGAGCGGCACGGCTTTGGTCAGCGTCGATGCGCTTGCCGCTACCGCCCAGGCGCAAAGTGTGACGGGCACGGCGGCGCTGTCCGCCACTGCCACGGTGGCCACCAGCCAGGCGCAAAGTGTTGCAGCGAACGCGGCGCTGGCCGTGGACGCCAGCATCGCCACCAGCCAGGCGCAGTCAGTTGTCGTTTCGGCGGCGCTGGGAGTCGATGCCAGCGGCAATACCAGCCAGGCGCAGACGGTTGCCGCCAGCGCGGCGCTGGGCGTGGACGCCACGAGCGCCACCAGTCAAGGGCAGTCGGTGGTGGGGACGCTGGACTTGCTCAGCGATCTGGTGTCCGCCACGGCGCAGGCGCAAGCGGTGTCGGCCAGCGGCGCGGTCGGTGTCGATGCGACCAGCAGCAGCAGCCAGGCGCAAACGACGGCGGCCAGTGCCGAACTGGAGGCGCTGGCCAGCATCGCCACCAGCCAGGGGCAGAGCGTTGCCGTGCTGGTGGAAACAGCGTTGACCGCGAGCGCCACGGCGCAAGCGCAAACGGTATCGGCGAGCGGCACTGTGGGCGTGGACGTCAGCAGCAGCAGCAGTCAGGCGCAAAGCACGACGGTCAGCATGGCCTCGGCGAACGACGCCGTGGTCGCCACCAGCCAGGCGCAATCGGTGTCGGCCAACGTGGCGCTGTCGCTGGACGTTATCGCGGCCACCAGTCAGGCGCAGTCGAGCCTCGCCACAGCGGCCAGCGCCGTTGATGCCAGCGCCAATAGCAGCCAGGCGCAGTCGGTGGTCGTCACGCTTGCACTTAGCACGGACGCCGCCTGCGCCACCAGCCAGGGCCAGACCATCGCCGGTACGCTGGCAGACGAAATTGCGGTCGGCGCGGCCACGGCGCAGGCGCAAAGCGCGGCCGCCAGCGGCGCGGTCGGCGTGGATGCCGTGAGCGCCACGGCCCAGGCGCAGAGTGTCAGCACGGATGGTCAGGTTGCGGTGGACGCGATAGCAGGAACCAGTCAGGCGCAGACTACGCTGGCCAGCTCGGCGCAGGTGCTCGACAGCAGCGCGGCCACCAGCCAAGGCCAAACCGTATTGGCCAGCGGCGAGGTGGCCGCGGCGGCGCTGGTCGACACCGCGCAAGGACAGAGCGTGCAGGCGCAGGGCCAGGAGGAATTTAGCGCCCAGGTGAATACCAGTCAGGCTCAATCGGTCAGCGCGGATGCTGCGTTGTCGGTGGATGCCAGTGGCGGCACCGCGCAGGCCCAGCAGGTGGCGGCCAGCGCCCAGCTCGGTAGTGACAGCCAGGCCAGCACCAGTCAGGGGCAAACCACACGCGGCGACCTGTTTGCGATCAGCGACAGTGAGGGCGTGCAGACCTTCCAGGCGCGCCAAAGCGTGCAGGCCAGCGGCGAGCTGTCGGCGGTGTGCACGCTGGCCACTTGGCAGGGCCAGACGGTGATCGTCAGCGCCGCCGTGGCGGTCGATAGCATCGCGGCCACGGCACAGGCGCAGCGCACGCAAGGCTATATCGTCGTCGGCGTGGATGCCGTGGTCGGCACCGGCCAGGCCGGGCAGTCGGTCAGTGGCGACCTCGCCGAATATGTGCAGCCGGATGGTGTCATCGACGTGGGCCGGATCAGGGTGCGCCAGGCAGTCAATGGCTATGTCGGGGTGGCGGCATCGGTGCAGGCCCATAGTCGCTTCGCTCCAGCACTGGCTGCTTACACCATCTTGAGGCCCGCACAATGAGCACAATCACCGTACTGTATATCGACAACGACAACGTTTTGGAAGTGTGCCATGTCCGGGAGGAACTGACGGGCGACTTCCTTAATTCGGCCACGGTGCAGGTGACGCTGTTCAATTCAGATGGCGCGGAGACCACAGGCGACACCTGGCCTAAGCCGATGCCCTACGTGGCCAACAGCAAGGGCGTGTACCGCACGCTGCTGCTGGCCAGCCTGGACCTGCAGCCCAATGGGCGCTATTCAGCAGAAATCGTGGTGGATGCGGGGACGGGCTTGTTGGGCAAGTGGACCGTCGATTGTGTCGCGCGCGTGCGTGGAAGTTGACATTCATTGCACCGCCCCGGAGGGCGGTGCGGGACCGGCAAAGCCTATGCTCTGTTAGGCTTTGCCGGTCCGTTTGCAGCCGGATCGCGGCAAGCAACGGTGAAACGAATCAGCGCGTCCAGCAGCTCTACCCCAGGCTGCGTGTCGGCGTCGAAGTCGGGATGCAGCACTTGCACCGCCTCGACCGCGGCGACGAGGCCCTTGCGCACCACTTCCTGTTCGGCCTCGTCCAGCGGTCTTGGGGCGGGCGCGGCGCTGGCGAGCTGCTGGTCCTGCGTGTGCGGGACGTAGAAGAAGTTCAGCATGGCGTCAAACCATGGCTGGCCGTCATGTTCGGTGTTGTCCGAATTGAAGTGGATGCCGTCGGTGGTGTCACCGAAGAATTTGCCGTTCCAAGGGGCATACAGGATGCTGGCGTGCTTGTCGCCGAATGTGCCGATGATGCACAGGTGGTCGACACCGTTGCTCTCGTTGTATTTGCTGGCGTCGAATTGGTGGCCAGCGCGGGCGCACGCGGCCTCGGCCTCGGCGTAGATGATGTGCCGCTGGAATTGCTGCATGGTGGTCTCCTGGTGGTGGTTGGTTACTGCAACGTCGGCAGCAGCAGCGGCTGCGCGCTCCGATAGCGCTCCTGGTAGCCGTCCTCCCAAGGGAAGGCCCCGCTCTGCGGGTCGGGCCAGACCACCTGCAGCGCGCGGTAGTTGGGGTTGCGGTACAGCGCCTGGAACATGAACTGGTCGGCCAAGCTGCGCTCGGCCTGCACCAGCTGCACGTCGGCGGCCAGCACGTCCTGCAGGCGGGTATGGCCGGGCAGGACTTCGCCGTCGCTCATGCGCTGGGCCAGCGTGTTCAGCGCGAAGCCTGCGACCTCGAAGGGCAGGGAAAAGGTGATCAGTTCGGGCAGGTGCCGGTCGGTCAGGCCGATGGTGTAGGCGAAGCTGGGCGCGTGATCACTGGCACCGACCAGCTGCACCATCCAGCCGACGCGGGCGATGATCTGTTCGGGGGTTTCAAGTTTGCGCATGGTCAGCTCCCCATGAACACGTCGAACAGCGGTATTTCGGACTGGCCATGGACGCGGATCAGGCCCTCGAAGTAGATATGATCGCCCAGCTTGTCCTTGAGGACCGACTTGTGCAGTTCAAACAGGATTTCGGCGAACGTCAGGTCGTGCGCGAAGTCGCCGATCTTCTTGACAGGTTCCTTGCCCTTGAACCACTGGTCGAAGCGCACGTACAGGCCGCACAGGCCGGACGACGCCGCCAGTCGCTGGGCGTCGAACGGCTCGTAGCTCGGATCGTCGGCGACCAGTTCGGCTTCCCGTTTCGCCAGCTCGGTGATCAGCGCGGCGGGCGAGGCGGGCAGGTTATCGCGTGTCATGGTCCAGGTGCAGCCCGCGCCAAGTGCCAGCGGGCCGATCTCGGCAATATCGGAGGCATTGGCCGGGCCTTCTTCGTCATCGTCCTCGCACTCCGGTTCGGGCATGAAGCCCTCGGCCAGCGCGATCTGCTTCGATGTAGTGTAGAACGTGGCGTAGTCATCTGGCACGCCGTCGTCTTGCAGCTCGATGCCAAGCGCCTTCCAGCGGTCGAGCAGGGCAACGGCATCGGCCAGCGCCGTGCGGAACTCGTCGAAGCTGGCCGCGTCGATGGCGAGGTACTTGTTGCGCCACAGGGTAATGTAGGTGGTGCCTTCGGGCGCGTTGCGGATGGTGGCGGCATCCTCGGCGCTCAGGCCAGGACAGATGTTTTCCTGCGGGGTCTTACGCTTGGTCATGCTGGTTCTCCTAAAGCTCATTGAAAAAAGGGCTATCGGTCGTGCTGCACACCATTCGAGCGTGGCACGCGGTCCATGCTGGCCCCACACTTTCCAGCACCGCCGCTTCCGCGTGCGCGAGAGCGGTTGCGGTCAGCAAGAAGCGCGCATAGATGTTTTGCGGGTGGTTCTTGACGACGACGTAATACACCCAGCGTTTGGCCGGGTCGCCGGGCGGGTTATGAATTTGCATGCTGGTTCTCCTGTTTTGGTTGGGCTGCGAGTTCGGCCTGGTACTGTTTCCACAAGGCCGAACGGTAAAGGGTGGATAAGGCGATGCCGACCCGCTTGGCCGCCGCGTAGCCGGTCATCCCGGTGCGCACGAGTTGCATCGCCTGCACCGTTTCTGCTGATGTGCGTCCGCTCATGGTGGTTCCTTGATTCTGTTGCGCTCTGTGCAAGCGCGGGATTGTAAGCCATCCCCGGCATGCGCCGCCGTTGCGCCGGGGTCCTGTCGGCTTGTCGTCAGTAGGCGCTACGAGCGGTCGATAATCTCCTGACCGTCGATGCGGTTGGCGAGGTAGTGCGCTTTAAGCTCCGCTTTCAGGTCGTCTTCGTCGTCTTCGTCGCGGCAGCCAACACCGTCGATCTCGTCGAGCAGGTCGATTACCGTGTCGCGGGGAAGGTCAGCGATGGCGACCAGCACGCCGTCGGCCTTCTCGACATCGGCGTGTGGGGCGGGAGGCTCGATCACGGTCCAGCCGCGCGCACGCATGATGGTGGCGACGTTCTCGACCACATAGTCGGCCACGTCGGCGTTGTTGGCCTCGATCATGGCGCGGCAGTCGGGATCGGGGCAGACTCCAGCCGGGACCAGCTCCCCGACACTGATATGCTCGTCGATGTGGTGCAGGTGGCACAGGCCATTCATTTCGTCGCGGGTGCCGGTCCAGTCGCAGTCGGGGCATTCATACACGGTGGCTGACGGGGCCGGGGCAGGGTGTTCGATCGTCTCGCCATTGACCTCGTACAGGCTCGGCGTGCCGCGCAGGCTAACTTCGCCTATGATCGGATCGCCGCTGCGCCATGCGCCGAAGTTGGTATCTGCGCAGTGCAGTGCCCCTTTCAGCTGGAGGCGTGCGTCAGCCTCGTCGCTGGCCTTGACGCGCAGCGCAGCGGCCAGGACGACATCGAAAGCGTATTCGTTTTGCTGAGTGGCTGGCGCGGCGGCGGGTTCCCCAAGTTGGTACATGTTGTCGCGCCTGAGTCCTTCCAGCAGCGTGGTGGGTTTCTGTTCCATGGTGTTGCTCCTTGTGGTGGTTGGGTCAGCTTGGGTCCAGCAGTTGCGCGGCGTTATCCATTGCGTTCTGTGTTTCCTCGATCTGCGTGGCCTTTGCGTTGTCGCCGTAGTGGCCGGCGTCGTACCAGATATCGGCGGCGACACCATCGCGCAGGGCGTCGGCGATGACCTTGCGCGTCTCTGGCGTGTCGAGCGGGTTGGCCGCTGGCAGCACCGGCTCCTTGTGTTCTACCAGTTGGTAGCCGCAGTAGGCGACGTTGCCAACGATGATGGCCGGGTAGTCGTAGCCATCGGCGGCACTGGTGGGCGCTTCCAAGACCAGCGGGGACCATGGTTCCCAGCCAGTGACGGCCAGCGCGGTGTGGTAGGTGTCGGTGTCACGGAATTGCACGGTGGTGGTGTACTTCTGTTCAAAGTGCGTCACGCCAGCAACGACCAGCCGGTACGACGGCGCGGCCTGCGAGATTTCTTGCTGCTGCGCCTCGCTCAGGCCGTCAGGGTAGGGGAACGGGTAGCCGTTCGATAGGATCAGGTTCATGGTCAAGCTCCTTGGTCATTGGTGACATCGGCGGGTGATACCCCGGCTTCCTCGTCAGTGATCCAAATCCAGGCCATGACATAGGCCCCCGGATCGTCGCCACGCGAGACCACGGCGGGGACATCGACCTCCAGTTCACCTTCGCTCGCATGGCCGAGCGCGGCGGCGACGTAGGGGTCGCTCTCGTCCTCGCCGAACAGCGGCACCACGGCGCTGAAATCGAGGCCGGTATGGTTCAGCGAAGCATACAAGTCGTTGACGCTGGTCGGGGCGAACAACGGCACCACGCTGCCATGGGCGGTGTTGACCGGGCGCTTGTCGGGCGTATTGGCCAGTGCCATGGAGGCGACCATGCCTTGATAGTGGCCGAGCGCGATCAGCACGGTGGCGTGCTGCTGCGGGGTGAGCGCGTACAGCGCCGGTTTGTCGTCAGTCTGGTTCATGTGCGGTTCCTTGGTGGGTGAGTGGCATCGGGACAGCTCCCGCGTCAGCGCCCCGTCAGGAGGCGCTGACACTGGCTCAGTCCTTCTGGTTGATCGGGTTGTCAGGATCGGCACCGGGCGTGCCCCAGCCGAACAGCGAGCCGTTGAACATGGCTCTGGCTTGTGCTGGGGTGACGCCGCTGGCCTCGTTCAACGCAGCGGCGGTCATATTGGTGTAGATCGGGTTGTAGCCCGTTTCGCCGCGTGTCACGCTGATGACAGGCGGGATGCCATGCGGGCCAGTGCACAATCCGGTGTTCTCAACGAACGCCTGCGGTGGCAGCTTGGCGAGGTTGGCGGGGTGGAGCAGACGGTCCTGAATCGCCTTCTTTTCCGCCTGATAGGCCGGTTCAAACTCGGCCACGGTGCCGTCATAGTCGCAAGCGAGGCAGGTGCAGGGCGATTCGTCGTGCCATTCGTGGCCGGTGCCGCCGTTGTGCGCTTGGTCCTCGTCGGTGCCGTCCGCAGTCAGGCGCACCTTGACGGTGGCGGTGATGTCAAGCTGGTCGCTGGCCCCGCACTGCGGGCAGAACAGGCCGAACTGGTTGTCGCAGGCGTCGTCGTCGTCGTCCGGGTCCTCGCCGTTCTCATTGACCCAGGCGTCAATGTGTTCAATGGCGGAGAGGGGAACTTGATGGATGCGGTCAGGGTCCAGCCCGCTGGAGGCGCATACCAGCTCACAGGTGGTGTTCAGGGAAGCCAGTGAGGCGATGTAGCGCCATCCGTCGATGGTGGTCTCGACATAGAATTCGGGCGGCTCGCCCAGCGCGATGACGTTGTAGCCATCGATGGTGGTCAGTGGGGCAGTCATGGTGTTCTCCTTGGTGGGTGGTTGGTGGATCGGGATAGTGCCCGCGTGAGCGCCCCGCGAGAGGCGCTGACACTGGCATTAGGCCGCATGCGCCCGCTGGGCCTCCTTGGCGTCCTTGGCCGCGTAGTATGCCTTGACCTCAGCCAGGATGGCATCGAGCTGGCCCAGCGCCTGCGCGTGCACCAGTGCTACCGTTTTCTCAGTGCTGCGCGCGTTGGCGTCCAGTGCCACGGTCTTGCTGTAGTCGCCGAACAGCTCAAACGTCAGGAAGCCGCGTTCGACCTTGTGGACGGACGCAAAGGCGCTGACGCCAGCAGCACGGCCATTCGATTCGCGCTTGCTGGTTTGAATCTGCAGCACGCGAGTGCCCTCCAGCGCTACATCGGTGGTGGCCTGCCAGCCGCGATGCTTGCTCTTTTCCAGCCTAACTTGATGTGTCATGACGAACTCCTTGTGTAAGTGACGAGAATGGGTGACGAGGTGACGAACCGGGGCGGCATGCCCCGGTCCGTGCTGGCTCAGGCCTTCAAGACTGCCATCTGTTCGGCCAGCACCCACAACGCTTTATTCAGGCGCAAATCCTCATTGACCGAGTTCACCGCGCGGGTGTGCATGCGCTTGCCGGTGGTGCCGCGCCCGCGCAGACCGCCCTTCATGAAGTTCTCTTGCACGGTGTTGAAGGTGGTCCACAGGTCGGGCAGGGCGTCGTCGCGGCGGCGCGGGACCAGCAAGTCGGCGGGCTGGAAGGGGGCGGTGTACTTGCCGTCCTCGTCATTGGGGTAGCGCAGCTGCACGGCGGCAGCGGCGAAGATGGCCTGCTCGCGCGGGTCGAGCTGGATGCGCTTCATGGTGTCCACATGCTCCAGCACCTTGGGCATGCTCTCGATGATGCGGCAGCAGCCATCGATGACCATGTCCGATACGTTGCCGGAATGGCGCACGCTGATCGAACCCAGGTCGGACGACTTGACCGTCAGGCCGTTGGAGCATTTCAGGCGGAACAGGCCCGCTTCAAGCTGGTAGCCGCTGGAGCGGTCGTGCGAGTTGACCAGCACGATCTCGGGGATTTCCGGTTCCAGCTCGCCATGCTGCGCATAGAAGTGGTGGCCGGGGTTGACGGCCTGCCGGTCGACCATGTCCTGCGCGCGCTGGAAGCGGATCATGTGCTTGGTGTAGGCCTCCTTGCCCTCGACGCGGCAGGCGCTTTGCTGGGCGCGCACCGGCATGAATCCCTCGCGGCGCAGGCCTTCGACAACCTCGATGGTGGGGATGAAAGCGTAGCGGTCCGACACGCCGTTCCACGCCGACGTGGCGAAGATGGAAGGGGCGTACTTCATCAGCTGGTCGTTGCTCAGAGCGGTGGTAGTCATCATAGTCTCCAGTGGCATAGCGGGGCGCGGGCGCAATTGCCCGTTCATTCACTATATAGCATAGTGCTACATATTCAAGGACCAAATCATGGCAGCGAACAGCACGCCGCCAGCGCAGTACGACTTCGCCGCCGCCGAGCTGGATTTCATGGCGGGCGGCTGGAGCGTGAATGCCCTGGCCAACAAGTACGGCATCCCGGAAGCGACATTGCGCCGTCACGCCAAGCGGCACGGCTGGGTCAAGGGCAACGCCGAGGTCAAGCGCGGCATGGTGCGTGAGGCCATGGCAGGCGTCCCACTTGGCGAGGACATGACGAACGCCTTCACTGATGACGCAGTTCGTCAGCTACGCCTGGACGCGGCCAGCCAGGACGTAGCCGACATGAACATGGGCCTGACCGTGGCACGCCGCTGCATGGCCACCCTGCTGGCCATGTGCTCACAGGTGGACCACCCCAAGGACGTCAAGCTGATTGTCGAATCGAACAAGATCGCCGTCGAGACCATCCGTAAAGTACGTTCGCTGGACGCCGACGAGCCGCCCGAGGCGTCCGTGTCGGTGGATATCGGCGACGGCTTCGCCGAGCTGCGCGCCGCCTTCAAGCGCCGCCTAGAACAGCCCGCTGGCGGCGATGCTGACGCTACCGAGTGATGTAAGGGTGGCGCTGCAGAGTGCGCCGTTTGACTGCATTGCCGACCTATGGCAGGTCATCGAACGCCAATACGGCCTGCCGGGCAAGGCCTGGCTGGGCCGCAATGACCGTTTCTATCTGCTGGTGCGCCTGCTGCACCGGCTCGATGCGGTGCATCCGTGGCTGTACGCGCGCTGCCGCGAACTGGAGGCGGCCCCGGATGGGCACCTGGACCTATGGGCGCGCGAGCATTACAAGAGCACCCTGGGCAGTTTCGCCGGGATCATCCAGGAACTGCTGATCGACCCCGAGTGCACCATCGGCATTTTCAGCCATACCAAGCCCGTTGCCCGTAAATTCCTGCTGCAGATCAAACAGGAGTTGGAAGCGAACCGCGAGCTGCAGCAGACCTACCCGGACGTGCTGTACGCCGACCCGCGCAACGAGAGCAGCAAGTGGAGCGAGGAAAAGGGCATTGTGGTGCGCCGCAAGTCCAACCCCAAAGAGGCGTCAGTCGAGGCGCACGGCCTAGTCGATGGTCAGCCGACCGGCGCGCACTTCATGCTGCGCGTGTATGACGACGTCGTCACGCGCGAGTCGGTCAGCACGCCGGATCAGGTCAGCAAGACCACCAGCGCATGGGAGCTGTCCGACAACCTGGGCGCGCGCGGTGAGAACGGCAACACGCGCGCATGGCATTTTGGGACCCGCTACAGCTTTGCCGACAGCTACAACGCCATCCTGGAGCGCGGCGCATTGAAGGCGCGCATCTTCCCGGCCACCGCCAACGGCATGCCGGACGGCGTGCCGGTGTTCCTGACCGCCGAGGCGTGGGCTGCCAAGAAGCTGGTGCAGGGTCCGGCCACCATCGCCTGCCAGCAATTGCAGAACCCGGCGGCGGGCAACGAGGCGATGTTCCGCAAGGAGTGGCTGTCGTTCATCGATGTGCGGCCCGCCACGCTCAACGTGTACATCATGGTTGACCCGGCCCACAGCAAAAAGAAGGGGTCGGACAACACGGCCATGGCGGTGATCGGCGTCGACGCGGGCAACAACAAATATCTGTTGGACGGCTACCGCCACAAGATGGGCCTGCGCGAGCGCTGGGAGGCCCTGCGCGGCCTGCGCCGCGTGTGGCTGGCACAACCGGGCGTGCAAATGGTCAAGGTCGGCTACGAGCGCTATGGCATGCAGGCCGACCTTGAGTATTTCGAGGAACAAATGGTGCGCGACAAGGATGCGTTTGCCATCGAGGAACTGAACTGGACTTCCGACGGCGCGCAGGCCAAGGACGACCGCGTGCAGAGGTTGCAGCCCGACTTCATGGGGCACAAGTTCTTCCTGGCCACCGTGACGCCCACCGAGACCGCCAACCAGCGCCGCATCCGCGAGCAGGGCCAGCCGTTCCGCATCTTCAAGCCGGTGCAGCGCCGCGACCACGAGGGCAATGTGTACAGCCTGAACAAGGGTTTTCTCGAAGAATTCCTGACCTACCCGTTCAGCGCCAAGAAGGACCTGATCGACGCCGCCAGCCGCCTGTACGACATGGAGCCGGTGCCGCCGCAGATCATCGACGAACGCATGCTGGAGCCGGAAACCTACGCCGACGGCATGTGAGCACAGCCAACCGACAGGAGGACCGTATGCCGCTGCCCCACTACCGCCCGCACTCGTCCCGGCCCAGCCCCATGGTCTACGTCGTCGCCACGCTGCTGTGGCTCTTGATCGTCGGCGCAATGCTGGCCACGGTGGTCTGGCTGGTGCGCTCCTTCAACCCCTGTTTCTGCTGGTAGCAACCTACCGGCGTCCCCGTTTAAACGCCACCACGGCCCGCTATGCAAGCCGGATCGGGGCTTTGTCGGAGAAACCCCGCATGGAACTACCAGAACTGGCGTGCGGTCTGACGCACATGCTCGAACACGCACTGCACCAGCACATCAAGACCTACCAGGGCCGCAAGCCGCGCCGCTTCGAGCTGCACCCGGCGCTCAAGCCGGACCTGTACAGCGAACCACGTTTCTATCAGGACCAGATCGCGCACGGCCTGCACGGACAGTTCCACGGCATCGAGCTGGTGTTCACCGTGCAGGCCAGCGCGCCCCGGCTCATTACCTGCCGCAATGAAGTGCAGTACCTATAACCGAGGATGCCCGCCATGTCCAAGTTGAAAGCGCCCCTGCCGCCCATGCCAGTTCAAGGCCCGCCGCCACCGCTGCCGGTCCAGTCCGCACCGCCACCGCCAGCGCCCATGCCCGCGCCCTCGCCGATGGCGCGCCCGCCGGTGGCCGCCAGCCAGCGTCTGGTGCCCAGCGTGGCCACGCCGCGCGGGGTGGTGCGCACCGATACCCACAACGCCGCCAACAACCATGTGCCCGCGTCGAGCAAGCACCAGGGGCGCGGCTTTAAAGGAGGCTGACATGCCTGATCCGACCATCCCCAGCTTCACCACCCAGCTCTGGAGCAACGAAGTCGGACTGGCCGACCCGGAAGCGAACACGCCCTCGCCGGGCGGCACCTACACCTTCAGCAACGGACGCACGCGCACCGACAACTCGCTGTACGACCCGCGCCCGCTGGACGACGACCCACCGCCACCTTGAAGGAGCCGCCCATGCCCTACCTGACTTGGCAGATATCGCGCCGCTGCTGGCGCGGTGCCGACCTGTTCGACATGACGCCGCGCGGCCAGTACCTGATGCTACGCAGCCGCCAGCGCTACGCCCAGCGCGCCGATGCCAATCTGCCCAGCCTGGAACCGCTGCGCGGCGAGATCGGGACCATCGAGTCGTTCCGCTTCATCGGCGACGTAGCCGCCGACGCAGGCACGCCATGAGTTTCCCGCGCACCCGCCAGGAGGCCATGGACGAACAGCGCGATCAGGCACGCGCCGAGTACGACGCGCTGCCGGAAGCGATCCGCCACTACTACAGCTGGGTGCAATACCAGTGGCTGTCGGAGAGCGAGAAAGCGCGCTTGATCCAATCCGAGACCGAACCAGACCAGTACGACGACTGAGAACCTATGACACGACTGCTCAACGGCCTGGACGAGACCGCCGTCACCACGGCAAATGACCACCTGATGGCCAAGACCATGGCCGATGCGCTGGTGGCGCACTACCCCGCGCCGCACTTGTGGGCGGTGTCGGCGGACTCGAAGACGGGGCTGTGCATCATCCGCAACCTGCTGCTGTCGGGGAACATGGGCTTTGTCATCAAGATTCCCGATATCTACAGCGCCAGTGCCTTCAAGGCCGACGTGATCCGCGCCGGGGGCGAGCTGCTGGAGCGCTACCGCCTGCAGGCTGGCCGCTTCAACGAACAGCAGTACGCCGACCTGAAAACCGATTTCAAGGGCGAATTCACATTCGACACATGATGACCAACACCGCTCCCGACTGGCTGACGCTGGCGCGCGACGCCTACACCGCGTCCACCAGCTACTTCGACGCCTCGATCCGTCAGCAGATCGAGGCCGACTTGCGCCAGTCGCAGGGGCAGCACCCGGTCGGCTCCAAGTATCTGGCCGACAAGAGCCGTAGTCGTTTGTTCCGCCCCAAGACGCGCGCCACCATCAGGAAGAACGAGGCGGTGGCCGCCGAGGCCTTCTTCGCCACCCAGGACGTGGTGCAGATCGCCGCCGAGAACGACAACGACCCGCTGCAGCAGGCCAGTGCCGCCGTCATGGCCGAGCTGCTGCAGTACCGCCTGACCAAGTCGATACCGTGGTTCCTGACGCTGGTCGGTGCCTATCAGGACGCGCAGACGGTGGGCGTGGTGGCCAGCTACCAGTATTGGGAATACAACGAGAAGAAGAAGCTGGACCGCCCGCAGGTGCGCCTGATCCCCATCGAGAACCTGCGCTTCGATCCAGGCGCGAGCTGGACCGATCCGGTCGGCACCAGCCCCTACCTGATCGAGCTGATCCCGATGTACCTGGGCGAAGTCAAGGCGCGCATGAACACGCCGGACCCGAAGACCGGCGAGGCGAAGTGGAAGACGCTGCCGGACGCGGTCATCCTGTCGGCCACCAAGGGCTACGGCGACACCATCCGCATGCAGCGCGAAGGCCAGCGCATGGACAGCAAAAGCCAGCAGCAGGCCAACAACGCCTTCAACATCGTGTGGGTGCATAAGAACATCGTCAGCATGGACGACGCGGATTACGTGTACTACACGCTGGGCTGCGAACACCTGCTGTCGGAGCCGCTGCCGCTGGAACAGCGCTACTTCCATGGCAAGCGGCCCTACGTGATCGGCTCGTGCGTCATCGAGACGCACAAGACCTACCCGAGTTCGGTGCCGCGCCTGACGCGCGACGTGCAGGCCGAGATCAACGAGGTGGCCAACCAGCGCATCGACAACGTCAAGCTGGCGATGAACAAAAGGTACTTCGCGCGGCGCAACAAGCAAGTGGATATCCGCAGCGTCACGCGCAACGTGCCGGGCTCGGTGACGCTGATGCAGGACGTAGACGACGTCAAGGTGGTCGAGTTCAACGACGTCACCGGCTCCAGCTACAAGGAGCAGGAAGTGCTGAACCTGGACTTCGACGACATGGCCGGTGCGTTCAGCGGGGCGTCGGTGCAGTCGAACAGGAAGTTGAACGAGACCGTGGGCGGCATGAAGCTGCTCGACACCAACGCCAATCAGGTGTCCAGCTACCAGCTGCGCACGTTCGTGGAAACCTGGGTCGAGCCGGTGCTGCGCCAGATCGTCTTGCTGGAACAGTTCTACGAGACCGACGAAACGCTGGTCGGCCTGTGCGGCGAAGCGGCGCAGCTGGCGCAGAAGTTCGGCGTCGATCAAGTCACCGACGACATGCTGATGCAGGAGTTCACCCTGAATGTGAATGTCGGCATGGGCGCGACCAACCCGACCGACCAGGTGAAACAGTTCATTAGCGGCATGACCGCGCTGCGCGACATGCTCTCCGACGGTTCCCTGATGCGCCTCGGCCTGAAGGTCGAGGAAGTCATTAAGGAATTGTTCGGCAAGCTCGGCTACAAAGACGGTTCGCGCTTCTTCGACATGCAGAACGAGGACCCGCAGCTGAAACAGATGCAGGCCACCATCGACCAGCTGCAGCAGGCGCTGGACGCCAAGATGGACCCGAAGATCATCGACGCCACGGTGCGCAAGATCGACGCCGAGATCGCGTCCATGGGCGTCAAGGACAAGGTGCAGAACGCCAACGCAGTCAAGCAGGGCACCGAGGCGCAGTTCTCGGCCATGCAGACGGCGGAAGTGATCGCCGCCGTGCCTGCGGTGGCGCCGATTGCCGACGTGTTGATGAAGGCGGCGGGCTACACGCCACCGACACCGCCGGGTGTGGACCCGAATTTCCCGCAACCGGGCCTACCGGACGCCAATCTCGGCATCAAGGAGGTCACCAACAAGCGTACCGGCATGGTGTTCACGCCGGGCGATGGCAGCGCACCACCGCTGCCGCCGCCATCGACCACCCTGCGCCCGGCCGGACCGGCCACGCCGGGCATCGGCGAGCGGCACGGCATCGAGACCACCCGCCCCGACTCGATTGCGCAGGCAGCCTACGCCGACGGCGGCCTGATCGAGCAGATGGTGGGCTACGACGGCCTGACCGACCAGCAGCGGCAACACTTGCAATATGCCGCCATGGCCAGCGAACAGCGGGCGGCCCGCCCGGCGCAACAGGTGATCCACCCGACCCAGTTCAACAGCCAGGGCGACTACATCAACACCTTGCAACGCGGCGGCGAGTTCACCAACGCCGAGGGCGAGCCGGACAACCTGGCCAGCTACAACCTGGCTCCGCTGGGGCTGGCCCCGAACGCGCTCAACAACAGCCCGCTGCACGATGCGATGGCGTATTCGCAGACGCGCGACCTGCTGTCCGGGTCGGCCTTCAACAACGGGCGGCTGGCCAACGGCGGCCTGATCGCCGGACCCGGCAGCGGCACCTCCGACTCGATTGCGGCGCAGGCCAATGGCCAGCCGCTGGCGGTGTCGAACGGCGAGTACCACATTCCGGCCGCTGTCGTGGCGGCGCTGGGGCGCGACTTCTTCGACAAGCTGGTGGCGCAGTTCCACCAGCCGAGCGGCGGCGCGCAGGGGCCGCTGCCAAGCAGCGCTCAACCACTCGGCATGGCGCAGGGTGACTTCATCGTGCCCGCCGATGTCGTCGCCGCGCTGGGGGCTGACTTCTTCGACCGGCTGGTGCAGCTGTACGGCGGTGCGCAGTGAGCGGCCAGTTCGAGCAAAGCGAGCTGCGCGACATGTACGCCACCGTCGAGCTGGGCCTGGACGCGGAACTGTTCCTCAAGTCGCCGGTGGGGCAATACCTGCTGCGCAAGGCCGAGGAAGAACGCACCGATGCGCTGGCCGATCTGGTGGACGCCTCACCGGCCGACCCGGAGGCCATCCGCGCGCTGCAATCGACCATCAAACGCGCCGACTCGCTGCTGTTCTGGCTGCACGACGCGATCCAGGCCGGGATCAACACCCAGGCTCAACTCGACCCAAGGGAGAACGCGAATGATTGACCTCGACGTGCTGATGGAGCTGCTGGAGGATGCCGAAGCACTGCTGCTGGAGCCGCGCGCGACCTACGACCGCGCCTTGATTGGCATCAGCGAGGGCTGCCATCACGCCGGGGTGGCGGTGTACGACTCGGCCAAGTGCATCGCTGCGCTGGCCGAGGACAACGAGTGGGATCACGACGAGGCAGTCGAATGGTTCGAGTTCAACACCTCGGGCGCGTATGTGGGCGAGAAGACGCCGCTGTTCGTCAACGTGCTGGTGCGCGACGAATGAATGTGCGACGCTTGGCAAGCTACAGGCAATTCTTCGCGCCAGGATTCTTGGCGTGGCTGGCCGATAACCCGACGATCTACGACGACTTTGAGCGCCATGCGCTGGTCATGCTTGAACGCGGCAGACAGCACTTCTCGGCACGTACCATTGTTGAGGACATGCGCCACTTCTCCCGCTTGCGCGATAGCGACGGCACCTTGAAAATCAACGACCATCGTGCGCCCGATTTGGCCCGCGTCTTTGCAATCCTGCACCCTCAACACGCGCTGCTGTGGGAATACCGCCGCGACGACTGGAAGGAATTCCTCGCAGCCGTCGGCACGCAGCCCCCGGAGCCGCCGCAACGCGACATGTTCGGATTCTCGACATGAGCGACTTTACCCTGCACCTGGGCGACTGCCTCGCCGTGATGCGCGGCATGCCCGACAACTCGGTGGACGCCATCGTCACCGACCCGCCGTACCACCTGACGACCGGCAAGAAGGGCGGCAGCGGCAAGGCGAGCGAGAGCAAAAGCACTACCAGTCCATACAGCAAGGTCAGCCACTTAAATTCGGCAGGGTTCATGGGCATGAAATGGGACGGCGGCGACATCGCGCAAAGCGTGGAGCTGTGGACCGAAGCGATGCGCGTGCTTAAACCTGGCGGGCATCTGCTGGCGTTCTCGGGCAGCCGCACCTATCACCGCATGGCGTGCGCCATTGAGGACGCCGGGGCTGAAATACGCGACCAGATCATGTGGGTGTATGGCAGCGGATTCCCGAAATCGCTCAACCTGGACGGCGATCACGCCGGCTGGGGCACCGCGCTGAAACCTGCGCACGAGCCTATCTGCGTGGCGCGCAAGCCCCTAATCGGCACCGTGGCCTCCAACGTGCTGCAGTTCGGCACCGGGGCACTGAATATCGACGGTTGCCGGGTTGGCGATTTCGTGAACACGACGCCAAGCGGTGTTGACCGCCGCAACGCCGCACTGGCCGAAGCGGGATACCGCCCCGGCACGTACCAGATGGGCGAAACGACACCGAGCGGCGCACCTGGCCGCTGGCCCGCCAACCTGATCCACGACGGCAGCGACGAGGTGATCGCCGCTTTCCCGACCACCAGCTCGGTCGGCCATACCCCGGCCGCGCGCGGTGCCGGTGGCATCAGCACCAGTGGCCATATCGGCCAGCAGGACGTTCCTGAACGTCACTTTGACACCGGCAGCGCGGCGCGCTTCTTCTACAGCGCCAAGGTGTCCCAGCGCGACCGCAACGAGGGGCTGGAGGGCTTCGCACTGCACACCGTCGAACCGCTCAATGGCATCAAGACCTCGGTGGACCAGCGCGCAGGGCGCAGCCAGGGAACACGCACCAACAGCGCACGCGGCAACTTTCACCCGACCGTCAAGCCCACCGAGCTGATGCGTTACCTGGTGCGGCTGGTGACGCCACCGGGCGGCGTGGTGCTGGACCCGTTCATGGGCAGCGGCTCCACCGGCAAGGCCTGCATGCTGGAAGGCTTCGACTTCATCGGCATCGAACTGACCCCGGAGTACCTGCCGATTGCCGAGGCGCGCATCCTGCACGCGCAGCGCACGGCCGCGGCGGATTGCGCGTCTTCCCCGCAAGGCGCGAGCTTGCAGCCCGACCTGTTCGAGGACACGCCATGCTGACCGACGACCTGCCGCTGGACCTGCTGCAACAGGCACGCGATGCCCGCGTCGGCGAACCAGAGCAAAAGGTCAGCTGGCGCAAACTGAAAAACTGCCTGCATTGCCAGAGCCGCACCTGGCCGATGGAACGCCACGCCGACAGCCAGCGCCGCGAACAATGCCTGCACTGCGGCCAGCGCTACCTGGTCAAAGGCCAAGCCACCCACGGCGACTAGCCATCCTGATTATGTTTGTCGGGGCGCCAGCCCCTGTTGTGCCGTTGTGCTTGTCACCCGTAACACCACCTTCCCATCCTTAAAGGACACCATGAAAAACTTCTGCCTGATCACCCTCCTGAGCGCCTGCTGCGGCGCCGCCTTTGCCGGCCACCCGAACCAGTCGAGCGCGTCGTCGGTCAGCGGCAACGCCCATTCGGCGGCCAGCGGCACCTCCAGCATCGCGGTCGGCACCAGCGTGTACGGCAACGGCGCGGCCAGCACCACGCAGTCGAACGGCGTCATCGCCGGCAACACCTCGGGCGCCTCGGCTGGCGCGGTCGCGGGCAGCGGCCCCACCGGCGGCGGCACCGTCACCCACGCCAGCGCCGGCACCACCTCCACCGGCAGCTCGGGCGCGGCCGGCAACGTCGCCCTGAGCGGCCAGGCGGGCGCCTCGTTCTCGAATTCGGCGCAAGGCGCGGCTGCCGGTGGCGCCGGGGCGCAGGCGGGCGGCGTGTTCGCCGGCACCGCCGGTCACGCAGGGCACCCGTAATGACGCGCCCGCTGTCCTGGTTGTACCTTGGTCTGGCGGGCCTGCTGCTGTGCGGCAGCGCCAGTGCGCAGTCGTCGGGCAACACGAGTGCGTCCGGCAGCACCGCCAGCAGCAACGGCTCGGTGTCCGGCACCGCCACCAACGCCGGTAACGCGCAAACCTCGATTTACAACGCCGCGCCCACGCCAGACAAGCTGACGGTGCGCTCGGCGCCGGGCATCGCGCCGCCCTCCCTGACCACCACGCTGTCGGAAACCTGCATGGGCTCGACCAGCGCCGGCCTGTCGGGCATCGCCTTCGGCGTCTCGCTGGGCGGCACCTGGAACGATGTCGAATGCGTCAACCGCCTCAACGCGCGCGAACTGCGCTCGCTGGGCGACACGGCGGCGGCCAAGCAGGTGCTGTGCGAGAACAAGGCCGTGCGCGCCGCCTACCGCAAGGTCGGCGCGCCCTGCCTGGACGAGCCAGTCACGCCGCAGTAAAACCGCAGCGCTGCCATACGCGGCGCTGCTTTTCAACATTTGCCCGCACGCCGCTCTGGCCATGCGGGCTTTTGCATTTCAGGAGCCGTACATGAGCGCTATCCCAACGGACGTGCAAGACACCGCCGCACCCGCTACCCCAGCCACCCCGGCAACGCCCACCACCACCGAAGCAGCAGAAGTCCCGAAGTCGCCCCGCGAGCTGGCCATGGAAGCGCTGGAAACCCGCCACCAGCAGCAGATGGCCGAATCGAACGGCTACGAACTGCCGGTCGATGAACCCGCCGAGCCTGAACCAGCACCGGCGCCGGCCGAGCAACTGGCCGCGCAGCTGGCAGACCCGCCCGCCGCCGTGACCGAGGCGCCGGCCACGGTGCGCGTCAAGGTCGACGGCGTCGAGACCGATGTGCCGCTCGATGAAGTGGTGCGCCAGTACCAGAAGAACAGCAGCGCCGACAAGCGCCTGAACGAGGCCACGCGCCTGTTGCGCGAAGCCCAGGAAGCGCAGGCCCAGCGCCTGTTGCTGGAACAGCAGGAAGCCCAGCTGCGCGCCCAGCAGGCGGCAACCACCGCCACCCCGAACCCCGCCACGACCGACACCCCGCCGGTGGACGAGTCAGGCAAGGAATTTCTCAAGGCCCTGTTTGAGGGCGACGAGGAAAACGCGCTGACCGCGCTGCAGAAGGTCATTGGAGGACGGCAGCAACCCGCCACGGCGGCTGCGCCCACCCTCGACATTGACCAGATCGCCAACGCCGTCACGCAGCAAGTGCAGCAGAAGTTCGCAGTCGAGAGTGCATTAGCGCAGAACCAGCGCGACTATCCCGAGCTGTACAGCGACCCCGATATGGAGGCCCTGGCCCTGACCAAAATCCACCGCCTGCGCGAGCAGAACGGCAGTGACTTCTTCACTGCACTGGATACCGTCAGCAAGGACATGGCCAACAAATTCGGCTGGGCCGCGAGTACCGCAGCGGGCCGTCCCGCCGAACCTGCCCCAACCACGTCCTCCGCACGAACGGCAAAGCTGGAGCAAAAACGATCGATCGACAACGTCGCCTCGGTCAACACCAAAACCACCACCACCGAGCAGCAGCCCGAAAATCCCAGCGATGTGATCGCGGCGATGAAGGCGGCGCGCGCCGGGGGATAGGTGGAGTCCATCTTTCTCTTTTAGGAGTACATATCATGGCAGGTCAAGTCTGGCTCACCAACAGCCTGGGTAAATAACACTGCCCCGTCACCGAGTAATCGGCGACTGATAATTGCGTGAATTGCAGGGAACTCTGACCGCGTTAAGGCGCAGACAATCTGCAGCCAAGCCGGCGCAAGCCGGAAGGTTCAACGACTATCCCGTAGGTGGGAGTAGGGGCAAGCGCCCCGAAGTGCGCAACGTCCCAAGGGACGATGAAATAGTCTGATCTTGCCAGAAATGGCAAGCAGCCGGAGTGGGAACCGGCGAGCAGCGTGTAGCGATCTCTGCTGAACAAAATGGGATACATGTGGTCCCCCAACCTCTCAAAAGTTTTGCGTATGGCCGTCCAGCCACTCACAAAATTCCGTCAATTTGCTGATATCAAGGACGCAGCTGTCCAGGGTAAAGGCATGGGTGACGCATTCCATTAACGACCTGGTGGAATTAAAACCGACTCTGATTGACTTCAACCCCCGGCAGCGGGAAAGAAGGGGCAAGCAAGCCGCAAGGCTGTGCAGCCTGAGAGACTAAGCGAGTTGGCCCCGGCAACGGGGATGCGATAGTCCGACCACGGCATATAACCCAATGAACGCCGTGAGGTGGCAGAAATGACCACCCGCCTGTCAATGCAGCGACAGGTTATCAAGTAACAGTGTGTGGAACGTTTACAGCGATGTAGCGACCCAAGGAACGACGCTCACGGAAGGCACCGCGATGCCAACCACGAACTTCGTAATTACCCAGGGCACCATGACCATCACCGAGGCCGGCAACAGCGTGCCGTACAGCTCCAAGCTGGACGACCTCTCGGAACAGCCGGTCAAGGAGATCATCAGCAAGGTCTTGAAGAACGACGCCAAGAAGGCCTTCGACATCATGGCCGAGGCGCAGTTCCGCCTGACCCCGCTGCGCGTGGTGCCGACCGGCGGCACCTCGACTTCCGCCGTGACGTTGACCACCAACGGCACTGCGACGGCGACGAATAATGTGAGTTTGGGCAAAAATCACGTGAAGGCCATCGTGGACGTGATGAAAGAGCGCAACGTCCCGCCCTATATCCAGGATGACTACATCAGCCTGGCCCACCCGACCACGTTCCGCCAGTTGAAGAACGACCTGGAAGCTGTCCACCAGTACGTGGACGCCGGTTTCCAGATGATCTTGAACGGCGAGATCGGCCGCTACGAGTCGGTGCGCTTCGTCGAGCAGACCAACATCGCCAAGGCCGCGTTCACCAACGGCCTGTCGAACTGGGCCTACTTCTTCGGCAACGACACCGTCGCCGAGGGCATCGTGATCCCCGAGGAAATGCGCGGCATGATCCCTGGCGATTACGGTCGCCAGCGTGGTGTGGCCTGGTACTACATGGGCGGTTTCGGCCTGGTTCAGACCGCCGCTGCGCAATCGCGCATCATTCGCTGGGATTCTGCCGCATAGTTGTCTTTTTGACAACCATCCTATAATCCGTACCAGGGTTCGGACTACCCCGAAAGGCCCGCTTCGGCGGGTCTTTTTTCTTACCCCAATTTCAACCCTTGCCAGTTTCACCAAAAGCAGGGGTTTCAGCGTTTGCTGAAACAAGCATTTCCAGTGAAATCAAACGGACCCTATGGACGCTCCCTATACCGCTCTGTCGCAGCTGGCCATCAACAGCTTGATGTACTACGCCAGCCGCGCGCCGGCCGCAGCCATTGTCGAAGTGGGCGTGTATCGCGGCGGCTCGGCGTGGCACCTGGCCAAGCTGGGGCGCCCTTTGTACCTGTACGACACCTTCACCGGCATCCCGTATCAGGGCCAGCTCGACACCGGCAACCCGGTCGGCAAGTTCGGCGACACCAGCGCCGAGGCGGTGCAGGCCTTGATCCCGGCCGCGACCGTCATCCAGGGGCTGTTCCCCGATACGCTGGTGCCGATGCCGCCAATCGGCTTCGTCCATGCCGACGCCGACCAGTACGAGAGCACCAAGGCGATCCTTGAACGCCTGCCGCCGCTGATGGTCAAGGGTGGCTTCATCCTGTTCGATGACTTCGCCGTCGATGACTGCGAGGGCTGCACCCAGGCGGTCTATGAAAGCGCGTTTCCGGTGCTGATCCTGGGCGAAACGGGCAAGGCGCTAATCATCGTCTAGCGCTTCCGCGCGCAGTTCGTCAATCGCGTACTGCGGCACGTTGTAGCCCAGCGCGCGCAGCATTTCCAGCCGGTCGGCGCATGCGCCCGGTGTGTCATCGTGAAACGACTCACCGGCGTGCGGCAGCGTGATGATTGTGCGCTCGCAGGTCGCAAGAAACGCCATCTGCGCCTGGTGCGCCAGCAGGAATTCACGCGGCCACGCCGGATCGTTGCGCATAGGCGGGGTCGGCGGGATCGCGCCGAGGACCCGGCTGCGCGCGACGTGCGTCACAAAGCCGCAGCCCTCGTACACGTACACATCGCATTGCCAGTCGTCGCTGCTCCAGCGGCAGTAGGACATACAGCTCTCCTGTGGTTGGGGGAGCCGCGATTCTAACCCACCCCCAAGGAGGTCACCATGACCATCGAGAACGCCGAACTGAACACCAGCGCTGCACTCAAAGAGTCCGACACCAGCTACAGCGGCGGTTCCGGTGACGGCAACGACCCGTCGCTGACGGCTTTGAAAGCGGGCTACGCCAAGGTGGCCGACCCCGCGAAGGTGCCGCACTACCTGCCGCAGAACACCGACGACGGCGAGAACTATGTCGGCAACCCGCTCGAACGTGGTGGCTTCCTAAACCGCCCCGAGGGTTGGGAGCGTTAAGCCCCGCCACTTACCACCGCAGACCACCACCAACGAAGGAGATTGACATGTCCGAATCAAACTACAAACCAGACGGCACCGGCGTCGTGATGGGCGACCGCAAACCCATGCCAGACAAAGGCACCAGCACCGGCATGACCGGCTACAACACCCACGACGAGGGCATGAGCCTGGACCTGGAGGCCACCAACACCATCGGCAAGATCACCGGCGCGACCAAGAGCGACCCGATGGACGAGTGCTACGTTGACGATCCGACCTTCGGCCCGGCCAAGGGCGACGCCGAGGAAGACGCCGCCGAAGACAAGGTAGCCTACTGATGGCCGCCCCGACCCTCGACCGCAAGCGCCAGTTCGGCACGATATCTGGCGACGAGTTCGGCCGCATGTACGAACAGGACCACCAGTTCTTCATGGCCGACGGCAACGTGTGGGTCGCGCCGGAGCCCGACCCGCTGCCTGATGTGGCGCCGGACAAGCCTGCGCCGAAGAAGGCCAGGGCTGCCGCCGAACCGCTGGCACAGGACGCCCAGCTCGACGCCCAGCTGGGTGAAGCGTGATCTGGCGCATTTCTGACCCCGAGGGCGATGAGGCATCCAAGGTCAAGTTCGAGATCGCGCAGTACACGCGCGGCCTCGGGCTGGACATCGGCTGCGGCCCGCACAAGGCCTTCCCGCATTTCATCGGCGTCGATTCCAAGAAGGACACCGCGCTGTTCGGCATTGAAATGGAGCCGGACAACGTGGTTGAGGACGCGGCCAGCCTGCCGCAGGTCCCGACCGGCAAACTCGATTTCGTCTTTTCCTCGCACCTGCTGGAACACATCGAGGACTACCAGGGCGCACTGCGCGAGTGGTGGCGCATCATCAAGGTGGGCGGGCACATGGTCCTGTACCTGCCGCACCGCGACCTGTACCCGCGCATCGGCCAGCCGGGCGCGAACCCGGACCACAAGCACGACTTCAAGCCGCAGGACATCATCGACACCATGACGGAGATCACGCGCGAGGTCGGCAACGCCTGCGATGTGCTGCTCTGCGAGACGCGCGCCCAGCGCATGGAATACTCGTTCCTGCTGGTGCTGCGCAAGATCGAGCGCGACGAGAACGACGCCAGCCTGCACAGCTACCTGGCGCCGCGCCCCACCAAGACAGCGTGTATTTCCCGCTTCGGCGGCTTCGGCGACATGCTCATGGCTTCCGCCCTGCTGCCGGAACTGAAACGGCAGGGCTATCACATCACCCTCAACACCACCCCCAGCGGGCAGGATATCCTGCTGCACGACCCGCACATCGACGACTGGCTGATCGTCGACCCGGACCAGGTGCCGAACCACCAGCTGCCGCTGTTTTGGGAAGCCATCGCGCGCCGCTACACCAAGTTCATCCAGCTGTCCGAGTCGATCGAGGGCACCTTGCTGGCCATGCCGGGCCGCGCCAACCACGCTTGGCCGCATGCGGTGCGCCACATGGAGCTGAACCGCAACTACCTGGAATGGTGCGCCGAACTGGCCGAGCTGCCGTACCGCTCCGACGCCAAGTTCTACCCCAGCCTGTACGAGCAGGGCATCGCGGCCGGCTACCTGACCGGCATCCGCCTGTCGCGTGCGCCGAAAGACCTGATGATCGGCGTGCCAACCCCGGACTGTTTTTTCATCGTGTGGGCGCTGGCCGGGTCGAGCATGCACAAGTTCTACCCGCACATGGACGCGGTGATCGCCAAGCTGCTGCTGGAGCTGCCCGAGGCCGTTGTCATCCTCACCGGCGACATGGCCTGCCAGATTCTGGAAGCGGGCTGGGAGATCGAGCCGCGCGTGTACCGCGCGTCGGGCAAACAGAGCATACGTGAAACCCTGACCCTGGCCACCATGGCCGACTGCGTGGTGGGGCCGGAAACGGGCGTGCTGAACGCGGTCGCTTTCGAGGCCAAGGTGGCCAAGGTGGCGCTGCTGTCGCATTCATCGGTCGAGAACCTGACCAAGCACTGGCTCAACACGGAGAGCCTGGCGGCGCCGTTCAACCCGGCCAACCCGGTTTGCAACGACCAAGCCTGTCACCGCCTGCATTACGGGAAAATCTACTGTGTCGAGGACGAGGCCACCGGCGCGTCCAGCTGTCAGAGCCACATCGCCCCAAGCCGCGTGTTCGACGCCATCAAGGCCGCCTACGCGGCGTGGAAGGACGCAAATTGACCGTCATTGCATGGGATGGCCGGACCCTGGCCGCCGACCGCGAGGCCGGCGACAGCTGGATCAAGTGCAACAGCGTGATCAAGATCGCGTGCCTTGCCGGCCACCTGGTCGGCTGCGCCGGCCCGGCTTCTGCTGCGCGGGAAATGCAGGCGTGGTTCGCCGCGGGCGCCGATCCGGCCGCCTTCCACGAGTCGCTGCGCAAGCTCGACAATTTGACCATGCTGGCGATCGCGCCGGACGGCACCGTCAAGGTGTACCAGAACACGCCGTATCCGGTCATCTACGCCGAAGGCGAATTCGGCAACCGCTACGCCATCGGCGCCGGCAAGGAGGCGGCCATGGCCGTCATGCTGGCCGGGCACGACGCCCGCCGCGCCGTTGAAATCACCTCGCTGGTGTGCGCCGGCTGCGGCAATGGCGTCGATACCCTGACGTTCCCCTCCCTGGAGCTTCCATGAACCTGCGCGACCTGACGGCGTTGTTCCGCAACGAGGTGGACGATGCCACCGAGCCCTTCCTGTGGAGCGACGAGGAAGCCATCGACTTCGCCAACGACGCCGAGGGCGAGGCGTGCCGGCGCGCGCGCCTGCTGGTCGATTCCAGCACCGCCGAAATCTGCGTGGTGGAGGTGCTGGCGGCCGGTGGCGGCCTGGTTACGCTCGACCCGCGCATCATGTTCGTGCGCCGCGCCCGCATCGAGGGCGCCCGCCCGCTGGCGCGCATGAACATGCAGGACATGGAAACGGACAATCCCTACTGGCAAAACGCCCCGGCCGGCACGCCGCGCATGTTCATCACCGACTACCAGACCGGCAAGCTGCTGCTATGGCCCGCCCCGGACGAGGACGACGTGCTGCTGTTGACGGTGGTGCGCACGCCGCTGGAGGACATGAACGACGACGAGGACAGCCCCGAGATCGCGCCGCGCTTTCACCGCAGTCTGCGCTACTGGATGATGTTCCGCGCCTACAGCAAACAGGATAGCCAGGCCAACGACCCGAAAAAGTCGGCCGATGCGCTGGCCCTGTTCGAACAGGAGTTCGGCAAGAAGTCGTCGGCGATCGACGAGACCTGGATCGAGCGTGAACAGAGCTATATGGACGGGACCTTTTAGTTGCTGTAGACCCGGCTGCCTGCGTCGGGGTAGCTTGCCGAGCGCACCTTCTCGGCCAGCGCTTCCAGTGCCAGCGCCAAGTCCTCGCGGTGTTTGAAATGGATAGGAAGGACGATGCCAACCGAGGCGTCGTCGTCGTTTTCTACCACCAGCAAGATGGTGGCCAACGCGCCCAGGTCCACATGGACCTTGTGCGCCAATGCCATCACTTCCATATTTTCGGCCATTGGCCCTCCTGAAAGATTTACAAAGGGAAAGGATTCTACATCATGGCCGAAGCTACTTACAAAGCCTTCGCCGGCATCCGCAACACGCTGCCGGCCGAACGGCTGGCGCCGGAAGACCTGAGCGAGGCGGTCAACGTCGACATCGACGACAGCGGGCGCGTGGCGCGCCGCGCCGGCACCACCTTGCAGGTGGCCGGCGCCGCCCACTCGCTGTGGGCCGAAGGCGACACCTGCCTGTATGTGGCCGGCCCCGCCCTCAAGCGGCTCAACGCCGACTTCAGCAGCACCACGCTGGCCACCGGCCTGCTGGCCGATGTGCCCAACAATTACGTCGCCGTCAACGGCAATATCTACTGGAGCAACGGCCAGCAGAGCGGCGCGCTGGCGGGCGGCCGTTCGCGCAGCTGGGGCATGCCGCTGCCGGAGCCGCCCGGCCTGGCGGCCATCCCCGGCGCCTTGACTGCCGGCGCCTATCAGGCGGTACTCACCACCTTGCGCGCCGACGGCCAGGAGTCCGGCGCCGGCATCACCTCGCTGATCACGCTGCCCGACAACGGCGGCGTGCGCGTGACCTGGCCGGTGCCGGCCGATCCGGCACTGGTCGAGGTTGCCGTCTACCTGTCCGAACCGGACGGCAAGACGCTGTATCAGGCCGCCATCGTCGCCGCCAGCGACGGCGGCGTGGACATCACCAGCGGCCGAGCGACGCTGCCGCTGGCCACGCAATGGCTCGATCAGCCGCCGGCCGGGCAGTGCCTGGCCGTGCACCGCGGCCGCATCATCATCGCCGCCGGCAATGTGCTGTTCGCCAGCGCCGCGCTGGGCTACGAATACTGCGACCGGCGCGACTATGTTCCGCTGGACGGCAGCACCATCGTTTTTGTGGCCGCCGTCGAGCATGGCCTGTTCGTCGGCACCGAGCAGCAAGTGTATTTCCTGGCCGGTGACCGGCTCGAAGACCTGACGCGCAAGGTGGTGGTCGACAGCGCCGGCATCGCGCGCAGCGCCGTCGCCGCCGACGGTTACGCCGTCAGCGGCAACGCCGGCCTGGCCGGCCAGCAATGCGTGCTGTTCGCCACCGGCCTGGGCATCTGCCTGGGCACCCCGGACGGCTCGGTGCAGAACCTGACCCATGAGCGTTACCGCTACGCCGCCAGCGCCACCGGGGCGGCGCATTTCCGCCGTTCGGCCCTGCTGAACCAGTACCTGCTGTTCCTGAGCTGACCCTTTTCCTGCATCACCCCTCGAACCCGCAGCCGCGGGTTTTTTTTCGCCCGGCGTTTGCGGGGCTTCCTTTGGAGAATTACCATGACCCTTCGTCTCAGCTCTGCGCTGCGCAATCACGTTCTCTCGGGCGGCTCGCTCAAGGACACCCTGCAAGGCGGCAAAATCCTTGTCTACAGCGGCGCCCAGCCGGCCACCGCCGACGCCGCCCCGACCGGCACGCTCTTGGCCACCATCACCGACGCCTCGGGCTCGCACACCGCCGAAGTGCTGGCCAGCGGCACCGTCACCCTGGCCGGCTCGGCCGGCTCGGTGACCGCGCTGACGGTGGACGGCATCGCCATCATTGACGCCGCCGTGCCGTTCAATTCCTCGCTCACGCAGACCGCCGTGGACCTGGCGCTGGCGGTCAACAATGCCGCCTCCGACCCGGAATACAGCGCCACCTCGTCCGGCGCGGTGGTGACCATCCGTGCCAAGCGCGGCTCGGGCGCCGGCCCGAACGGCTTCGTGGTCGATGCCACCTGCACCACCATGACCAGCACCGATGTCAACATGGCCAGCGGCGTGACCGCCGTCAACGGCCTCAATTTCGGCGTCGCCGCCGCTGGCGTGCTGCCGAAACTGGCCGCGCAGACCTGGTCCGGCATCGCCGGCGCCACCGGCACCGCCGGCTGGTTCCGCTTCGTCGGCGCGGTGGCCGACTCGGGCGCGCTCGATTCGGCCGAGACCGAGATCCGCCTGGACGGCGCGATCTCCACCAGCGGTGCGCAGCTGAACATGTCTTCCACCAGCATCACCTCCGGCGCGACGCAGACCATCAGCTCGTTCCCGATCACCCTGCCAACCTCGTAAGCGGCGGGAGCGCGCGATGACGGCCCCGACCAAGTGGCGGCTCAACATGACCGCCAACGCCGGCAGCTCTTTCGGCTACGGCGTTGGCGGCCTGGAACTGCGTTCCAGCGTCGGGGTCGCGCACCAGTACGTGCGCGATTTCTTCACCGTCAGCGCCACCAACACCGGCGCCGCCAGCCTGCTGGGCACCGCGTCGCTGTCGACCATCGTCGGCGCGTTCTCGTCGTATAACTGGCATACCGTCACCTTCCCGTTCGCCGTCATCCTGGGCGGCGTGTCGTATTCGAGCTGCTTCATCACCGATGACGGGCAGATCGAATTTAGCACCGACGGCGCCACCTACGGCTGGGACTACTTCCAGGTCGAGAACACCCCCAAGGGCTTCCCCAGCATCTTCCACAGTCCCGGCAACGATTCCGGCTTCAGCGGCACGCGCCGGCTGTACGCGGGCGCCGAGAACAGCGGCACGACGTTCCGCATCCGCCTTGAAATGTGTTCGCAGGACACCGACCCCGGCTCGGCCGACACGGTATGGGAAGTCACCTTCGCCTCCGCCGCGCCGAACACGCTGCGCATCGACTTCGGCACCAGCGGCTATGCCGGCGCGGCCGAGGGCCTGATCGCCGGCATCAGCGACGGCTACTACTACGCGCTGGCGGCCACCTTTGGCGCCGGCGTGGTCAACCAGGGCTACGATGTCGCCTTCACGCTCACCAGCGCCGACGGCACCGCCACCGCCTCGGCGGCCGACGCGCCCACCGGCGGCGCGTATGGCTACTCCTACGGCGCCGTCCAGGCGTTCGACAACACCATCGACACCTACTGGTACGCCAGCGGGGCCAGCACGCCCTGGCTGGAATACGAATTCAATGCGCCGTATGCCGTCGTTGAATACGTAGTCAGCGCGCCCAGCCATAAAACGGCCAATTCCACCAACCAGCAGCCGTCGGCGTGGACGCTGGAGTATTACGACGGCGCCAGCTGGCAGGTGGCCGACACGCAAACCGGACAAACGCCGTGGAACACCTACGGCGAGGCGCGCACCTATACCTTGAGCGCGCCGCCGTCCAACGACGGCGACCTCACGCTCTTGGAGCTGAGCGCCAACGGCCTGCTCAACGTGCCGACCGACACCTATGTGGGCGGCAGCTTGACGATGGAAGCGCTGACGCTGGCCGCGACCGGCCTGCGCACGCCCGACGGCGAGGCGACTCTGTTGCCTTTGAGCCTGGCCGCCACCGGCTTCCCGCACCACATGGCCGCCGGCGGCAACTTGGCGCTGCTGCCCATGGACAGCGCCGGCGCGCTCGAACCAGCCCTGCCGCTGCCTTGGCTGACGCTCGATGCGAGCGGCGAGGGCGGCACAGTCGCCACCGGCAGCCTGACGCTGCGCAGCATGATCATGGTGGTGGGCGCGATGGACGCGCCGCTGGCCACCGAGGAACTGACGCTGGACGCGAGCCTGCTCGGCGGCAGCGTGGCCGCTGGCGACAACCCGCTGCTGACCTTGACCGCCGACGCTGACGCCATCCTCGGCAATGTCGCCGACGGCGCCGTCGCGCTGCCGCTGCTGCATGCCGAAGGCGGCCCCGAGGGAGCGGTCACGCTGCCGTTGCTGGATGCGAGCGGGGCCGGACTGGCCGGCAGCGCGGCGGTGGGCGCGATCGACTGGCCGGGGCTGACCTTGCTGGCCGACACCCGGCCCGACAACGACCTGCCATTGCCCCTGCTGAGCGTGGCCGGCGCGGTGCTGCAGGGCTCCGTCGGCGCCGGCGCGCTGACGCTGCCCTTGCTGACGGCCGAAGGCGGACCGGAAGGCGCCTTGTTCCTGCCGCTGCTGGATGCGGCCGGCAGCGCGCTGGCGGGCAATCTCGGCACGGCGGGCGTGCTGCTGGATAAATTCACGCTGGCGGCCGACTTCGGCCCGGCGCAAGGCCTGGCGGACGGCACTGTCACGCTGCCGCTGGCCGCGGCCGACGCCGCGCTGCTGACCGGGACGATGAGCGCAGGCGACGCCGTGCTGGGGCGCGCCACGCTGGACGCGGATGCCAGCGGCGATATGTTCGCCGATGGCGGCGCGCTGCTGCAGGCGTTGACGCTTTCCGCTACCGCCTTCGCCAGCGGCGCCGGCGCCGGCGATATCACACTGGCCGAGTGGCGCGTGGCCGCCAGCGGCGAGGTCAGCGGCGTCGGCGCCGGCGCCGTGCAACTCGCCACCTGGACCCTGCGCGGCACGCTGGACGCGGGAACCATCAGCAGCGGCACCTTGACCCTGCCGTTGGTGAGCCTGTCGGCCGACGGCTATGCCGACACGGTGGGCGTGGCCAGCGTCACGCTGCCGCTGTTCACGCTGGCGGCGGCCGGCGTGGCCGGCATGGCCAGCGTGCCGGCGCCGGTGTTTACCGGCATTGTCCTCAATACCCACACCAAGGCGGTGAGTAATTATGCCGGGCTGGCCTTCAACAGCCTGGCGCAGTTCAACGGCCTGCTGCTGGCGGCCACCAGCGGCGGCATCGTCGCCCTGATTGGTGAGGACGACGACGGCAGCCCGATCGCCGCCATGCTGGCGTCCGGCGTGTCGGACCTGAAAGCGGAACAGTTCAAGCGCGTGCTGGCCGGCTATGTCGGCTATGCCGCCGGCGGCGACCTGGAACTGACCATGATCACCGACAGCCACCACGAATACGTGTATGCGCTGCAACCGAACCAGCTCGCCCAGGAGCATGCCGCCCGCGTCAAGTTCGGCCGCGGCGTCGATGGGCGCTACTGGCAATGGCGGCTGGCCAACCGGCTTGGGGCCGACTTCGCGCTCGATGCCCTGACGCTCGACGCGACCATGCTGACGCGGCGCATCTGATGCAGAACAAGCCGGACCTGGTGCTGGACGAGCCGATCGCCACCGGCTGGCTGCGCACCACGCTGTTTGGCGACCTGGAGGCGGCCAAGGGCTATATCGGCACCGCACGCGCCATGCTCGGGCGCATGAAGACGCACTACGGCGTCAACGAGCGTACCGCCAACGGCGAAGCGGGCGGCTTCTACATGGAGCGCCGCGTGCTGGCCGACGGCACCCGCATCGAGGTCATCACCAATGACGGCCACGACACGCTGCGCATCAGCGTGCCGCCGACAGCCGAGTCGGTGACGACGGCGCCGCAGCCCAGCGAGGCGCTGGAATCGCCCGAGACGCCGGAGCAGCCAAGTGACACCCCGAGTGAGCCGGTGCTGGAGCCGCGCCGCAAGCGCGCCCTGATCAAGCAAAAACTCGACTACCCGGATACCCTCGTTTGCGGCGTGTGCGCCAATGGCGCCGACCATTTGCACCCGGTTGCCTGGGGTTTCATCCATGACAACCAGCCGCTCGAACTGGGCTTCCTGCCCGACTGCGTCACCGGCGAGGCGCTGGCCATTTCCATCGACGGCACGACCATCGTTGGCTATTCGCAGGGGCCGAGCGGCACCTTCGCCTTCCGCTGGACCGAGGATGACGGCATGCAAGCGCTGGGCACGATCGGCAGCGGCCACTACGCGATCGCCACCGACGTGTCAGCCGACGGCGCCGCCATCTGCGGCATCTGCCGCAACGACGACGACAGCTACGCCGTCTGGCGCTGGGACGCCGCGCCGGACGACGGTCCGGGGGACGTTACGCTCATGTCAGACCTGGGCCTGGGCGCGATGGGCATCGGCATCCCGCCGCGGCCGTCACGCGCCAACAAACTGCGCTTCGACTGCGCCCCCAGCATTTCGCCCGACGGGCGCCTGATGTGCGGGGTGATGCGCGAATTGACCCCGATGCCGTCCTACGTGGGCGTGGCATGGGATGCCGACGGTGCCCTGCAGCGCATCCCGGTGCCGGGCACCACCACCGAGCCGTATGGCGTGACCTCGGGGGGCACGGTGCATCCAGCGCAGGATGGCCTGTATGGGCCGGGGGAAGACGGCGACCAGAGCCTGCCGGTCGATATCAACGACGCCGGCCTGGTGGCCGGCTACTCGATGCACCTGAGCATGGTCAGCACCGTCTACCACATCGACAACAGCGACGGCGTCAGCCCGCCCGACCAGTACCCGCTGGTGGCCGACCCGCTCTCGCCCAACACCGCCTTCCTGTGGCAAATGCCGCTACCCGAGGTGGACAACCCCGGCAAATACGCCTTCTACAACGACGGCGACCTGGTCGCCATCGACGGCGACGGCGTGACCCTGGCCGGCAACAGCATTGCGTCGCCGCTCAACACCGTCATCACCGTTGACGTGTTCCAGCACCCGCCCGAATTCGGTATCCCGGACACCACCGTCACCACCACGTCGCAGGCCTTCAACGCGCCCGAACCGGCCGGCTGGTATCTGATCAAAGACAAGCCGGTGCAGTCGCTCGGCCCGTTTACCAGCACCTACGCCATGTCCGACGACGGCGAAATCGTTGTCGGCGCGGCACAAACCGACGCCGATAGCAGCTTCGGCCTGCCGGCGCTGTGGGCCGTGGGCGCCACCGTGTCGCCACCGACACTGCTGGACCTGATCGACGGCACCACTACCGGCTGGGCCAGTGGCGTGGCCAGCCTCACTTACGAGCTGGAACTGCCCGATCTGGAGGTGGAGGTGGACCCTTAACCCTGCCTTGCCCTCGTAGCGGCGCCCCCATCACCCCAGGAGAACAGTATGAGCTTCGGATTCTTTAGCACCGGCTCCCCATCCGTAGGACCGGCCGCCGCCGCTGCCGCCGCCCCGGCCGCCGCCGCCGGGGCGGCGCCAGCTGCCGCTGCCGCCCCGGCCGCCGCCGCTGCCGCGCCAGCGGCCCCGGCCGCGCCGGCCGAACCGGCGAAGTGGATCGAAGGCCGCGCCAACAATGTGGTGTCGCAATACATGTCCAGCTCCGAATCGCTGGCGCAGGCCTCGCAATCGAGCGCCATGGCGGCGATTGCGCAATTGGGCAGTTTTTCGCTGCATCTGCCGTTGCTGACGATGCCGTCGATCCCGATCCCGAGCGTGACGCTGGACCCGGCCGGCATCGCTCCGGCCGAGCCGGCCGACCTGGGCGCCGTGTTCCCGCTGGCGCCGACCGCGCCGAGCGTGCCGGCTTTGATCCCGATCACGCTGGACACGGAACCGCTGTTCGACATCGCCACGCCGCTGCTGGTCGACATCGCCTTGCCCGACCCCTTGAGCGCGCTGGCCCCCAGCGCGCCCGTCATCAACCAGTTCAGCGCGCCGGCCACGCTCGACCTGGCCGTGCCGGCCGCGCCCACGCTGGACGTGGCGCTCGTGCCGGCCGTGTTCACCACGCCGGTCCCGCTCGCGCCCGCGATCACGCCGATCACGCTGCCGGCCGCCTTTGCCGGCACACTGCCGGCCACCCCGACCCTGGACAATATCGCCGCGCCGGACGCGCTGGCGGCCACGCTGCCGGTGGCCCCGACCATCAACGAGCTGGTCGCCCCGGCCGCGTTTGCCGAGCCGCTGCCGGCGCTGCCGGTGCTGACCAACTTCGCCGCGCCCGACCCCTTGACCACCGGCGTGCCGCTCGCCCCGGTGCTGGACGTGGTGCCGGTGCCGAGCGCCTTTGCCGGCATCATGCCCAGCGCGCCAGTGCTGAGCGAGGTGCCGGTGCCCAGCGCCTTCGATGCGCCGCTGCCGGCCGCGCCGACGCTGGCCGAGATCGCCACCCCCAGCGAGCCGGATTTTATTTTCCCGCCCGTGCCGACCCTGGCCGGGCTGAACCTGCCGGGCGTGCCGGTGATCGACATTCCGCTGTTCGACGCCAGCGTTGGCGAGCTGCCGAACGCACCGGATGCGACCTTCGCCTGGAGCGAGGTCGCATACAACACGACGCTGCTGGGCAGCATGAATGCGCGCCTGATCGAACTGGTCAACGGCGCCCACACCGGGCTGGACCCGGTGGTCGAGGCGGCGATCTGGAACCGCGGCCGTGACCGGCAAGCCTTGATCACCCAGCGCGGCGTCGAGGAAGCGCAGCGCCTGTTTGCCGCGCGCGGCTTCACCATCCCCGGCGGCACCTTGTTGCGCGTGATTCAGCAAGCCCTGCAGGAGGGCATGAACGCCGATGGCGACCTGAACCGCGAGGTGATGATCAAACAGGCCGAACTGGAGCAAAGCAATTTCCAGTTCGCCTTCAATCAGGCGATGCAGCTCGAAACGCGCCTGATCGAGCACTTCAACAGCGTCCAGAACCGCGCACTGGACGCGGCCAAGTTCACGCTGACATCGGTGATCCAGATTTTCAACGCCCGCGTGTCGCTGTTCCAGGCCGACGTGCAGGCGTTTTCGGCCAAGGCCGAGGTGTTCAAGACGCGCCTGTCGGCCGCGCTGGCCCAGCTCGATATCTACAAGGCCCAGCTGGAAGGGCAAAAACTGATCGGCGACATCAATGCCCAGGCCGTGGCCACCTATACCGCGCAAATTTCTGCGGTCAAAACCATGGCCGAGGTGTATGCCACCCGCGTTTCCGCCGCCAAACTGCGCATCGAAGCCGATGCCTCGAAGGTGGAAATGTTCAAGGCGCAATTGTCCGGCTTTGAAAGCCAGGTGCGCGCCAAAGGGCTGGAATACACCGGCTACAGCGAGCGCGTCAAGGCTGAATTGTCAAGGGTGCAATTGTTTTCCGCCCAGCTGGCCGGCTACGACAGCCAGGTCAAGGCCAAATCGTCCGAGTACGAGGGTTATAAATTCCAGACCGAGGCGCAATCGGTCAAGGCCGATATCTATAAGGCGGAATTGCTCGGCTTCGATTCGCTGGTCAAGGCCAAAACGGCCGAGTACACCAATTATGAGACGGTGACCAAGACCGAATTGGCGAAAATCGAGCTGTTCAAGGCGGCCCTATCCGGCTTCGAGGCGTCGATCCACGCCAAGGAAAGCGAAATCAGGACCTTCGAGGCCTCGTTCAAGAACGAGGAACTGAAGTCGGCCATCTTCAAGGACTCGCTGGCCGGCTATGAATCGCTGGTGCGCGCCAAGGCGTCCGAGTACCAGGCCTACGACAGCCGTATCCGCGCCGAACTGTCCAAGGTGGAACTGTTCAAGGCCCAGCTGCTCGGCTTCGATTCGCTGATCAAGGCCAAACAGGTCGAGTACGCCGGCCTGGATGCGCAGGCCAGGATCGAATCGCTCAAGCCGGAAATCTACAAGGCGGAACTGGCCGGTTTCGATTCGGCCGTGCGCGCCAAGGCGGCCGAGTACCAGGGCTACGAAACGCTGGTCAGGGCGGAATTGAACAAGGTCGAGCTATATAAGAGCCAGTTGCTGGCGATCGACGAACAGATCAAGGCCAAGGATTCGGAGATCCGCAGCTTCGAGGCCTCCTGGAAGGGTGAGGAAATCAAGTCGGCGCTGTACCGCGACGCCATTGCCGGCTTCGAGTCGAGCGTGCGCGCCAAGGGACTGGAATACGAGGGCTACACCAGTGCCATCAAGGGCCAGTCGCTGAAGGCGGAAATGTACGGCCAGCAGGTGGGCGCCTACAAGAGCCGCATCGACGCCTACGGCACGCTGGTCAACGCCAAGCTGGGCGAGGCCAACCTGAACTTCAAGCAGAGCGCCGAATTCCCGCTCGACGTGTTCAAGAGCGAGGTGCAAAGCTACCAGGCCGGGGTGTCGGCCGAAGCCGAACGCCTGCGTGCGCTGGCCACCGTGTTCGACACGCGCGTGAAGGCCTTTGCCGCCGTCGAGAACACCCACAACGAACACGCGCGCGCCGAGGTCGAAGTGGTCAAGGCGACCACCGCCGTGTACACCTCGCAGGCGCAACTGGCTTTGCAGGCCGGCGAAGCGAACTTGAAGCTGGCGTTGTCGGCGGCCGAAACGGCGCAGGCGTCGCTGCGCGCGGCCGGCCAGCTGTCGGGCCAGCTGGCCGCCGCCGCCCTGTCGGCGCGCAGCGTGCATGCGTCGATCTCGTCGTCCGACTCGAACAGCAGCAGCAACAGCGCCTCGAACTCGTCGTCCAACTCGTCGGCTAACAGCTCCTCGAATGCGTCGGCCAACAGCAGCAACAACAGCAGCAGCAACAGCAGCAACAACAGCAGCAGTAACAGCAGCGGCAACAGCAGCAGCAACAGTGCCAGCAACAATGCCAACAACAGTGCCAACAACAGTGCCAGCAACAGCAGCAGCAACAGCTTTGGCGTCAACTATTCCGACATCACCACGCACAAGGAGTAAGTCATGGGCATCCTCGAAGACCAGTATCGCCGGGCTGCCGCATCGCTCATGCCTGAGCAGGGCCGCGCCGCGCTGCTGCAGCCGCCGGAGGGAGGCGGCCCAGCGCCGCTGCCGCCGCCGGCCGAGCCGGTGCCGGTCGAGCCGGCCGCCCCGCGTGGCGCCGCGCTGTTGAACACGCCCACCGCCGGCCAGCGCCTGCGCGCCAGCCTGCCCCAGCCAGCCGCTGGCCTGGCCAATACGCAGTACGACCGCGCCATGGCCAGCGAGCAGTTTGACACGCCACACGCGGCGCAGCCCCGCCCCGACCTGCGCGCCGGCTTGCCGCAGCCCGGCGCCGGCGTGGCCAATGCCCAGTACGACCGCGCCATGGCCGGCCCGCGCCCAGCATTGCCCGCTGCTGCGCCGGCAGCCCCAGCCGTGCCCGCCGCGGCGGTTGACCCGCGTGCTGCCTTCAACAGCCAGCCGGGCGAGGCGCTGGGCCAGGCGCAGGAACAGGTGCGCACCGCGCGCAACCTCAACAACGCGCCCAACCCGAACGGCGTGCGCGCCGCCGCCCTGGCGCCGCCAGAACCGACCGGGCCTTTGAGCATGGACCAGAAACTGGGCGCGGCCACCATGCGCTACGCCGAACCCGACACCGGCTATGCGGACGCGGTGCGCGCGCGCGCCGGTGGTGGCAGTGCGCCACCGCCACCGGGCGGCATCCCGCCAGGCGCGGCTCCCGGCGCCGCACCATCCGGCCCTTCCGGTCCATCCGCCTATGCCCGCTTCATGGAAGGCGCCAGCGCCCAGGCGAAACCGCTGGTGCCGCCCGGCAGCGGCCTGATCGGCAAGGCCGCCGTGGCGGCTGGCAGTGGCACGTTGGCACTGGCACGCAAGGCGACGCCATGGGTTGAGCCGGTGATCGAGGCGGGCCGCGTGGCCAAAGTGGCGGCCGACCCGGAAACCAGCAAGGCCGACGTGGCCACCCAAGCGGCCGAGGGCGTCGGCCGCGGCGCTGCCACCATCGCTGGTGCCGGCATCGGTGGCCAGGTGGGCTTGCTGGCCGCGCCCTTCCTCGGCCCGGCCGCGCCGGCCGCGCCGATCGTCGGCAGCATCATCGGCGGGGGGGCTGGCTACTTCGGTGGCGACAAGGCGATCAAGGCGTTGCGCGGCTTCTTTGGCCTCGACGAGGCCAGTCCGGTGGAGCGCGTCGATGCGCGCAAGGCCAGCATCGCCGCCGCGGCAGCCGCCGAGAAGGCAAAGCCAACTCCAGCACAGGTGCAGCCTGCCGGCCCGGTGATGACCGAGGACCAGGCCGACCAGTACAGCCTGCAACAGCAGGCCCGCCAGGCGACCAAGCCTGGCGCGCCCGCGCCCGCTGCCGCCCCGAGCGGCCCCTCGCAAGGCGACCAGCGGCAACAGGCCATGCTGGCGCGCTACAACGCCTTGTACAAGGAGTCGCAGGAAAGCCCGATCTCGTCCATCGGCATTGGCGGTGCGCACAACGGCACGCACATTTCCTACAAGGATGGCGGCGAGGCCGTCATCCCGCATGGTCAGCCGCTGCCGTCCTCAGTGCAGCGATACCTCGACCGCAGCGCCGAAGTGGCCGACCTGATGAATGGCAACTGGCAAGCGCCCGCAGCGGCACCGGGCAGCGGCAGCGCGCCGGCGCTGGCCAACCCGAACATGAGCGAGAACCAGCGCCGCATCTTGTCGCAGGCGCAGGAAATGGGCTACGACCCGGCGCGCGCCTTGATGGTCAGCTCGATTGAAACGGGCGGCAAGTTCAACCACGACGCGCAGAACCCGAACAGCAGCGCCTTCGGCCTGTTCCAGATGCTCAAGAAAACCCGCGCCGCCTATTCACTGACGCCTGAGCAATGGAAAGACCCGACGATCCAGGCGCGCGCCGGCATTGACTTCTTGAAAAAGACCGACGCCGAACTGACCGCCAAGCTCGGGCGCGCGCCGACCCCGGCCGAGTCCTACATGGGCCACCTGCTGGGCGTGACAGGCGCCAGCACGCTGCTGAGCGCCGACCCGAACGCCTCCATCAAGCAGGTGGTGGCCAGCTACGATCCCAAGAACGCCGAGAACATCGTCAATGACAACGGCATGCGCGGCATGACCGCCGGCCAGGCCATCGGCAAGTGGACTGGACTGGCGGCCTCGCACATGTCGGCGGCGCAGCGGCCCGGTGCGGTGGCACAGGCCGGGCCGGCCACGCCAGGCGACACGCGCGACGACGTCCCCGAAGACCTGCGCGAGCAACCCGTCTGGGAAATGCGGGGCATGCACAGCACCGTACAGATGCCGAGTGGCATCGTGGTGCCCGCCTCCATCTACAACGCGGCCCTGGCCAGCGGTGACGTGAATGGTCCGAACAGCCCACTAACCCGCTACCGCAATGCGCTGGTGCAGGGGCAAATCTATGGCGTCAACCCGTCCCAGGCGAAGCTGGACGAGCAGGCGCTGCAAAACCAGGGCACCGGCAATGTGGCCGCCACCACCGGCCAGTTCGGCGTGCAGCAGCACCAGGTTGCCGCGCAGGGCGCCAAGGAGGTGGCCGAGATCAACACCAAAGGCAACCGCCACGCCATCGTCGATGTCGACACCGGCGAGCGCGACAACATGAACCAGCCGATCTACAAGAAGGGCGCGGTCGATACCAGCACCGGCCAGATGCTCGGCGGGCCGAACCCGGCCGGCAAGCAAGCCTACCCAGCCGCGCCGGACGAGGCGATACAGGAATTGCGCAAGCGTAAGGGTGACGTGGTGGCGATGAATTCCTTCATCAAAAACTTCGGCGTCGAGCAGTACAACAAGTACAAGGACGGCAAATAACCATGGCTGATCAAGACCTCGACCCGTTCGCCAAGTACGTCAAGCCGGCCGTGCCGGCTGCCGATCAGGCCGCGCCGGCGACCGACGCCGACCCGTTCGCCAAGTACACCACGCCCGACTATCAGGCGCCGCGCAGCGCCATGCAGCAGGTCCTGCCACGCGCGGGCGACATGGGCCTGTCGCTGGCCAAGGGCCTGATCGGCGTGCCGGAAACCTTCCTCGGCCTGGGTGACATGGTCTCCGAGGGCGCGATCGGCAAGCTGGCCGAGCAGGCCGGCTTCCACGCCAAGGAATGGAAAGCGGCGCTCGACAAGCATTATTCGCCCGAAGGCCAGTCTGCCATTCGCAACCTGGCCGAGGCCAAGGGCTTAGTGCCAACGATCATCGCCGGCTTGCAGAACCCGTCGGCGGTGGCCAATCAGGCAATCGAATCGGCGCCGACCATTCTGTCGGGCGGCGTGATCTCGCGCGGCGCGATAAAAGCGCTGCCGAGCCTGGCCACCAAGGAAGGCGCGATTGCCGCCGGCGCCATCGGCGAGGGCGCCACCGCCGCCGGCCAGAACGCCGAGCAGGTGCGCCAGGAAGACCCGAACGGCACCCTCACGCCCGGCCAATCGGCGATCCTGGCCGCGTCCGGCGCGCTGACCGGCCTCATCGGCTTCGGCGCCGGCAAGCTGGCCAACCGGCTGGGCATCGGCGACGCCGCCACCATGGCCGCTTCCGGGCACCTTGGCCCGGTCGGCGAGGCAGCGATCGCCACCGGCGCGAATAAGGGCATCCTGCGCAAGATCGGCGAGGGCGCGCTGGTCGAAGGCGTCGGCCAGGAACTGGGGCAGTCGTATCAGGAGCAGGTGGCGCAAAACCTGGCGCAGGGCAAACCGTGGGACGAGGGCGCCGCCGAAGCGGGCGCACAGGGCATGCTGGCCGGCGGCTTGATGGGCGCCGTGGCGGGACCCCTGCACGGCCATGATGCACCGCACAATCCCGATGGTCAAGGCGCCGGTGGCCAGGATGCCGCTGGCGACCAGAGCCCCCCACCGCCAGCACCGCCACCCGCCGCGCCGCCCGGCCCGCTCACGCAAGCGGCCAGCCTGGTCCCCGGCGCGCGCCAGCTGTTCCCGTTCGGCAGCCTCGACCTCGCGCAGAAGCAGGCCGACAGCTTTACCAGCGATTCCGGCATCCCGCACCAGGCGGTGCCGCACCCGAACGTGGCGGGCAGGTTCGCCGCCGTGCCGGTGACCATTGACGGCGCCGACGACTTGTTCGTCAAGGAAGCCGAGCGGCAGGGGGTCGATCCGGCCGCCGCGCAGCTGGCCACGCATGGCGACGGCGGCGCCCAGCTGATGACCGAGCTGCTGGCCCAGCACCCGGACCTGACGGCGCAGCAGTGGAGCGATCCGGCCACGCGCGCCCAGCTGGCCGCAGCCTACCTCAAACAAGACATCGACACGCTGGGCGAGGCGCTGGGGCGCGCGCCGACGCCGGCCGAGACCTACATCGGGCGCCTGCTGGGCGCCGGCCCGGCCGCCGAACTGCTGAACGTACCGGCCTCCGAGCGCGACCTGACGCCGGTGGCAGCGTTCATCCCCGATCCGGCCGTGGCCGCCAAGCTGGGCGTGGCCGGCATGCCGGTCGGCCCGGCCATTGATTTCTTCACGCAGCAGGCCGACGCCACGCTGGCCACCTTGAAGGGGCGCGGCAATGCGCACCTGGACAGCGAGGCGCCTGCCGCTGGCGCCGGCACGGTCGCAGATGCGACCCCGGCCGCCCCTGGCGCGGCTGCAGCTGGAGCAGATGGCGCCGCTGCAGTCGCGCCGCGCGTGCAGGTCGGCCCGGCCGCCGACGGCTACCAGAACGCCAACGCCCAGCGCCACCGCGACACCGCCGACGCGCTGGGACTGACCGACACCATCGAGCGCTTGTTTGGCGACGGCCTGACGGTCAATCAGGTGGTCGGCCAGATTCAGGACAAGGCGCCCGGCGTGGTGCCGGCCGACCTGCCGAACATGGTCAACGGCGTGCGCGCCACACTCGGCATCCCGGCGCCGATCTCGCCCGAGGGCAAAGGTGCGTTTGACGCCTGGCGCGCAGAGTACAAGGCGCGCGGCCAGCAGACTAAACAGCAGGCGGCACAGCAGCAGGACGACCTGTTCCCGGACGTGCCCGACTTCCCGGCCGGGCCGACCAACGTCGGCGCGGCCAAGGTGACGCCCGAGGCGATCGTGCCCAAGAACGCCTTTGACGAGGCGGCGCACGAGGCCAGCACGTCGCCGCTCAACGACCGCCCGCCGGCCAGCCTGGCGCAGATCGACGCCGACAACGCCAAGCTGGGCCACCCGACGCTGTTCGGCCTGCCGGTCGGCATCGAGAATCCGAAGGGATCGACCCGCCGCAGCAAGGACAGCGACAACCCATGGGAGTCGCTGATGACGGCGCACTACGGCCGCTTCACCGGCACCGTAGGCGCCGATGGCGCGCCGGTGGACGTGTTTGTCGGCGACAACCCGGACAGCCAGAAGGTGTTTGTCGTTGACCAGATCGACCCGAAGACCGGCAAGTTCGATGAACACAAGGTCATCGCCGGCGTGGACAGCGCGGAAGCGGCGCGCGAGCTGTACCAGGACAACTACGCCGCCGGCTGGCAGGGCGCCGAGGCCGTCACCGAGACCACGCCGGAGCAGCTGAAGGACTGGCTGAAGAACGGCGACACCAAAGCGCCGTTCAACCCGGACAACTTCGACGGCCGCCTCAAGGCGACCGCGATGATGCGCGGCGACGGCTCGACCGCGAATGGCCCGAATGTGGCCGAGTGGTACGCCAAGCCGCAGGCGCCGGCCAGCGCTGCCATTGATCAAACAGAACAACCGACAGGCACCACTACGCCCGCGGAAGCCGCTGCCGATACCCCGGCAACCCCTGATACCCCGGCCGGCACCGCAATCGTGCCGCGCGCCTGGCACGATTCGCCGTTCGCCCCGCGCATTCGCAACATGCTCATCAACTTGCAACAGGCAGGCGATGAAGGCATGCACAACGCCATCGAGACGGGTGTCGAACAGGACGCCAAGCAGGGCCGGCTGAACGAACAGAACATCGCCTACCGCGAGGAAAAGGCGCGCATCGCCGTCAACACCAAGGCCGGCGAGGGCAAGCCGCCGGTGCCGGTCGCCATCGCGCCGGAAACCTACGACAGCCTGGCCGGGAAGATCAACACGATTCCCGCCTTGCCACGCGCCATCGGCGAGGCCGCGGTCGCGCGCTGGAACGAGATCGCGCCCAAGCTGGCCGCGCTCGGCTTCAAGGATGGCGAGGTCGATGCGCGCCACGCGCCCGAGGCACGCGAGCTGCAAAAGCAGCTCAAGGACATCAGCAGCGCCCTGAACGGCCTGGCGCCGCGCCGCTATCAGGTCGAGCGCGAACACAAGAACATCAACCCGGATGCCATCGAGCGCGAGGAAGACTTCGCCACCACCGTCCTCGGCATCGATACGCGCGCCCACCCAGGCGTCGATGCGACCAAACAGATCACCCTCGGCCAGGGCGTCAAGGCGCCGGCCGGGGCGACTACGGCCACAAAAGAACAGATCGACCTGCCGGACCTGATCGCACAATCGACGGCAGTCGGCACCAATGACGCCGGCGAGGCGCTGTTCGAGAACGAGCGCGGGACATTCCGCGTGCGCAACGACCGCAAGGATCAGCCTGACGGCTATGCCGACTTCGGCGGCGACCTCTCCCCCGGTGCCACGGCGCGACTGGAGCAGGCGCGCACCGAGCTGCACACGCACCTGGGCGCCGCCGGCGACCTGTTCAAGATGGACGGCGTGCAGCATACCAAGGCACGCCAGGACGTTATGAGCACGCTGCTGGGCCAGCCGGTTGACAAGAAAGACGCCAGCGTGGACGCGCTGCGCGCGGAACTGTATCGCCGCATCGGCATTGTCAAGGGCAACGCGCTGGCGAAAGAAATGGCGTTCCAGCAATGGTACAAGGATGGCGGGCTGGTCGATGTGCCGCAGCAGGGCGCCCACAGCGAGCAGTACGAGCGCTACCGCAAGGCCATCGAGGCGGGCCAGGCCAGCGAAGGCATGGCCGAGCAGATCGCCGTCGATGAGCGCCTGAACGACGGCGAGGACGGCGAGCTGCAGGACCTGATCGAGGCGCGCGCCAACGCCGCTACCGGCAAACGCGACAACGGCACCGCCCCGGAACACGCCCGCAACGAGGGTAAGCCGCTTGACCCGAACAACAAGTTCAGACCGTTTGACAACGGCCCGGTCAACGAGCTGGCGCCGGTCGATGCAGGCCTGGTGCCGCTTGACATGAGCGTGGACGAGTTTGCCTCGATCACCAACGAGTTCGCCGCGCTGTTCGCCGCGCCGGACACCTATGTGCAAACCGAGAAGCGGGTCGATCCCGCCACCGTGCGGCACGCCCCCGAGCCGACGCCCGCCGGCATCGGCAAATGGACCATGACGCCGTCGCCGGCGACCCTGGCCGCGCTCAAGGATATCGAGAACGCCCCGGCACAGCCGCTCATCACCATGGTGGAGGACAGCGATGCGCGCAGCAAGAAGGAGGGCAAGCGCCACTTCCGCATCACCGCCAACTACACCAACCGCTACGACGCCGCGCCGCTCACCTATGGCGCCCTGATGACCGGCGAACAGATGGAAGACAATGTCTCGCGCGACTCGGGCCGGGTCGGCACCAAGCAGGGGCTGGCGGGCGGGGTGGCTGAAATGAAGGCGATGTGGCTGGAGCTGGAATCGGCCATCCTTGACCAGGACAAGTGGATCGACCACGCCACCGAGCAGGCCGAAAACAGCAAACTGCGCCAGCAAAACAGCGAGAAGATCATTCTCTCGCTGTTCGATTACACCGGCGAGTGGGGTCAGCCGTGGGCTGACGCCGGCTACAACGTGATCCCCATCGACATTCAGAACGGCATCGACGTACTCGACCTGAACGCCGAGTACCTGTCCGAGAACATGGGCGTCGAGGGCGATATCCACGGCATGCTCATTGCCGTCCCCTGCACCGACTTTGCCGTGGCCGGCGCTAAACATTTCGCCGCCAAGGATGCCGACGGGCGCACCGAGTCGAGCAAGGAACTGGTCAAGGCGTCCCTGTCGCTGGTTGAGGAATTGCGCCCCAAATTTTGGGCGCTGGAAAACCCGGTCAGCCGCATCGAAAGCCTGACCGGCCTGCCGCCGGCGCGCATGAGTTTTAATCCGAACAACTTCGGCCATGCGTACACCAAGAAGACCATGCTGTGGGGGAATTTCCAGACCGACCTGCCGCTCTCGCCGGTCGATCCGGTCCTGGGCAGCAAGATGCACCAGAAATTCGGCGGCAGCAGCCAGGAGACCAAGAACGCCCGTTCGGAAACCCCGCGTGGCTTCGCCGCGGCCTTCTTCATGGCCAACAACTACGCCGACCTGACGCCCGAGCAACGCCTGACCGGCGACTACCCGGAAGCCTCGGGCGCGATTGCCACCGCCCTGAAAGCCGGCGTGCCAGAAAAGCGCGTGCGCAAGCTGATGGAGCAGACTTACGAAAACTACGACACCGAGGCGGCCCGCAACGCCCTGATCAAGGAAGTGGCCAAGCTCAACAAGACCACCACCGACACGCAGGATGCGAACAAGGCCGAACCGTCACAGGGCGCGGACGATGTCAACGCACCGAAGGACGACAAGCCTGGCCTGAAAAAGATGCAGGACGCCAAGGCCGCAAAAGAAAAATATGGCGCCAGCGGGCGCGCAGCGCTGGCGAAGATGGCCGCGCGTGCCCACTTGTCCATCGACCCGGCCGACGGCAAGGACTCGGCCGATCTGGTCAGCTACTTCGAGAAATACTATAACGCCGGCCGCACTGGCGCCGCCATGCCCAAGGTTGACGTGCATCCCGACGATGCGCGCGCCGCCTATGCGGCAGGGAAGAAGGACGGCCCGGCCAAGGCCGCGAAGGCGCCGGCGGTGGCGGCCCCAGCTGACCGCGCCACCATCGCCCAGCGCTACGCCACCGAATTGATGCGCGACGGCGTGACCGACGAGGTCAAGGACTTCCACCTGCGCTTTGCCGACGATTTGCTGGCCAAGGATGCGTTCGGCCTGAAATGGATCACCAACGGCCTGAACGACAAGAGCAAGAAGGTGTTCGCCGAAGTGACCGGCGTGAAGCTGCCGCGCGCGCAGGGCGCCGCCTGGGAAGCGCTCAAAGCGTGGGCCGGCGTAACGCCGGAGCAGGAGCGGGCCGTGCAGGCCAAGGAAGACGCCGAGCGCGCTGAAAAGCAGCAGCAAAAGGACGACGACGCCGCCGAGAACGACGCCGAGCTGCAGCGCTTCCAGGTCAGCGCCACCGACACCACCAAAATCAGCGGCAAGCAGGTCATCGACGAGCGCATCGCCGACGGCTACAACGCCATCGAAAATATCTCCAAGACGCCGATCCCGCGCTATGTGCTGGTCAACAAGGAGCTGGGCCGCTTCTACCCGCTCGACAAGATCGGCCGCAAGTACGCCGAGGTGGCGCTGCGCCGCCTCGGCAAGTCGGAACTGGCGCAGGATACCGATGGCGAATCGCTGGTCAGCGTGGAGCAAGCCGCCGCCGACCAGGCCGAGCATGAGCGCGAGCTGGCCGACGCCAAGGCCAAGGGCCAGACCATGGCCAGCGACGATGATTTGGCGCACCTGTTCGGCAAGGACCAACCGGCCGCGGCCGTCGACCTGGATGCGCTGCTCGATGACGAGCTGAAAGCGGCGCTGTCGGACCTGGGCGACGTGCTGGGCGACGTGTTCGGCGGCGTCAAGAAGATGAGCGGGCCGCAGCGCAGCGCCGGCGACTTGCTGCCGGCCCTGTCGAAGGTGGTCGAGCTACTGATTCGCAAAGGCTTGCGCTCGTTCCAGCAGGCCATCGGCACGGCCGCGCGCGCCATGCGCGGCAACGACAAGACCGCGCCGTTCGTGGACCAGATCAGCCCGCGCCAGTGGAAGGCGGCCTACAACGCGGTGGCCGAATTCCACGGCGGCACCGACAGTGAGGCCACGGTCAACGATTTTAGCAACGACAGCGTCAGCGCCATGACCGCCGCCGCCGAAAAGGGTGATAATAAAGCATCATCCAACAAGGAGGCAGACCATGGACAGGACTTCACTGGCGATCAAGGCGCGCAAGCATTGGGAGGAATGGCTGCCGAAGAAAACGCGGGACCTGAAGGAGGCGGGGGAATTCAATCAGGCCATCCAGATGGCGGCGCTGAAAGCGCAGCGGGAAATCGCCGACCTGATGATGCAGGGGTATCAGGAACACGAGGCGGAGGAAGTGGTGCTGCCGAAGTTCATCCTGCTCAAGCCGGAGCCAAAGGACGATTGGGAGTCAAGGGAACTGGCGAAAAGGGAACGGGAGTATCAAAAAATGATGCGGCCGTTCGTGGCGAACCCGGAGAACTGACCCCGCCGGCGCCGACCATCCCGGCGCTCAACTTCCGCATCACCGCCGCCCTGCGCCTTGGCCAGGGCGGCGAGACCGAAAAATTCAACGACAACCTGGCGGCGATCCGCACCCTCAAGGCCATCGAGGCGGATAACCGCCGCGCCACGCCCGCCGAACAGGCGCTGCTGGCGCGCTATGTCGGCTGGGGCGGCCTGGCCGCCTCCTTCCCCAACCCGGAAACGGGCAAATTCCGCGACGGCTGGGCACAGCGCGGCGCCGACCTCGAAGCATTGTTGTCGAAAAAAGAATACACCCTCGCGCGGCGCTCGGTGCTGGACTCGCATTACACCTCCGAAACGGTGGTGGCCGGCATGTGGCAGGCGGCCGCGCATCTTGGCTACCAGGGCGGTCTGGCGCTCGAATCGTCGGTCGGCGCCGGCAACTTCCTCGGCCTGATGCCGGCCACGCTGGGCGCGCGCACGCGCTTCATCGGCGTCGAGTACGACAGCCTGACGGCGCGCATCGCCGGCCTGCTGTACCCGCAGGAAACGATCCTGCACAGCGGCTTCCAGAACGTGCCGCTGCCCGATGGCCAGTTCGACCTGGCCATCGGCAACCCGCCATTCGGCGACCAGCACCTGCGCTTCCAGTTCAAGCCCGAACTGAACCGCTTTTCCATCCACAACCAGTTCTTCCTCGCCTCGCTGGACGCGGTCAAACCTGGCGGGCTGCAAATCCAGGTGGTCTCGCGCTACCTGATGGATGCGCAAGACTCGTCGGCCCGCATCGAGCTGGCCAAGCGCGCCAAGCTGCTGGGCGCCATCCGCCTGCCGGATACCGCCTTCAAGGAAAACGCCCGCACCAGCGTGGTCACCGACATCGTGTTCCTGCAGCGCCACACCGACAGCGAGGAAGCGGCCATGGAGGCCGCCTTTGCGGCGCACCAGGCCAAACAGGGCAAGACCGCCGAGGCCGAACGCCAGCGCCAGGAATTGGCCGCGCAGGTGCCGGCATGGATCGAGGTGGCGCGCGTCAAGGACCCGCTGGGCGGCGACGCCATGCCGACCGGCCAGTATTTCGCCGCCAATCCGAAGATGGTGCTGGGCACGCTGGAACGCTCGGGCAAGATGCAGTTCAAGAACGACATCACGGTGCGCCCGGACGAGTCGCGCCCGCTGGCCGCGCAGCTGACTGACGCCATTGCCAGCCTGCCGCAAAACGTCATGCTGCAGGAGCCCAGCGCCGTCGACGTCGCGCTGGAACGCTATGCGAACCTGGCCGACGCGCTGCAAATCGCCCTGGCCGGGCATGAGGCGGGGTCAATCCGTCTGCACAACGACGGCAGCTTGCAGCAGGTGACCGAGCGTGAAACGCCGAACGGCCAGTTCGAGCTGACGCGGCGCACCCTGACGCCGGATTCGCCGTGGTCCGAGCAGTTGCAGATGAACGACCGTGGCCAATGGTACAAAGTCGAGGCGGTCAAAGGAGAGGATGGCAAGTCGCTCAAGATCATGAACGGCGACCAGCCCACCAATCGCAACGTGTACGAGCGGCATGTGTATGCCGACGAGTCGCATGTGCCGTCCACGCTACGCCTCGGTGCCGCCAAATACGCCCGCCTGCGCCAGCTGGTCGCGCTGCGCGACGCGCTGGTGGACCAGCTGAACCTGGAAGCGGAAGACGCGCCCGAGCAGCAGATCGAGGGCAACCGCAAGGAGCTGGCCGAGGCCTACCACACCTTCGTCGCCGCGCACGGCCTGATTAGCGAACCGGCCAATTCATCGCTGGTAGCGAACATGCCGGACGGCGCGCTGGTGCAGGCGCTCGAATCGGGCTACCGCAAGGCGATCGACGCCAAGAAGGCCGCCGCCACCGGCGAGCCGGTGCGCGCCGCTTCGGCCAAACCAGCGGCGATCCTGTCCGAGCGCGTCATCGTCAAGTACGTGCCGCCCACCTCGGCCGATTCGCTGGCCGACGCCATTGCGATCCAGACCGCCGAATCTGGCAACGTCGATATCGTGCGCATCGCCTCGTTGCTGGGCAAGAGCGAGGACGAGGCGGTCGCCGAAATCGAGCAAGCGGAGCACCCGCTGCTGTTCATCGACCCGGAAACGCAGGGCTGGGTCACGCGCAACGACTACCTGACCGGGGCGGTCAAGCGCAAGCTGGCCGCCGCGCGCGCGGCCGGCCTGGGCAAGAACGCCAGCGAGCTGGAAAGCGTGCTGCCCGAACAATGGGGCGCCGAAAACGTCACCGCGCTGCTCGGCTCGACCTGGGTGCCAACCGCGGTCTATCAGGACTTCCTGCAGCACATCACCGGCAGCGCCGCGCGCGTCTCGTTCAATCGCGCCACCAACAGCTTCACCGTGTCGGCGGGACCGGAAGTGCACGCCAAGGAGGAAGAATGGGGCTCGGACGGCATCAGCGCCGCCGGCATCATCAGCGACATACTCAATAGCCGCGCCATCAAGATTATGATGCGCACCTTCGACAACAAGACGGTGGTGGACGAGGAACGCACCAAGCTGGCCCTGCTCAAGGCGCGCGCCATCAACAATGAGTTCGGCGACTGGATGTTCGCCGACGGCGAACGGCGCAAGTTGCTGGTCGAGACCTTCAACGAGAAATTCAACACCCGCGTCGGGCGCCAGCATGACGGCTCCCACCTGATCCTGCCGGGCAAGGTGCCCGATGCGGTGATCAGCATGCGGCGCCACCAGAAGAACGTCGTCTGGCGCGGCATTGTCGAGCGCTTCATGCTGATCGACCACGCGGTCGGCGCCGGCAAGACCTACTCGGCGATTGCGCGCGCGATGGAGCGGCGCCGCATGGGGCTGGCGAAAAAGCCGATGATCGTGGTGCCGAACCACATGGTCCGACAGTTCACCGCCGACACCTACCGCCTCTACCCCGGCGCCAAGGTGCTGGCGGCCGGCAACAAGGATTTTGAGAAGTCCCGCCGCCGCAAGCTGTTCGCCAAGATTGCCACCGGCGACTATGACATCGTCATCGTGCCGCATTCGTCGTTCGGCTTCATCGGCATCGCCCCCGACACGGAGCTGCGCTACCTGGAGCAGGAGCTGCAAACAGCCGAGGCGGCCATCATCGAGGCGCAACAGGCGGCCGACGAAGACCCCAGCCAGCAAGGCAGCACGCGCAAGCCGTTCGGCGTCAAGGAGGCCGAACGCCTGCGCGACAAGATCACCGCGCGCATGGACAAGATCAGGGGCAGCCAAAACAAGGACAAGTTGCTCACCTTCGAGCAGATGGGTGTTGACGATCTGACAATAGATGAGTCTCACGAGTTCAAAAACTTGTTTTATTCATCACGTTTAACAAATGTTAAGGGAATGGGCAACAAGGCCGGTTCGCAAAAGGCCTTCGACCTGTACAACAAGGTGCGCGTGCTGCGCGAGTCGCCCAAGGGCGCCGTCACGTTCATGACCGGCACGCCGATCTCCAACAGCGCGGTGGAAATGTACACCATGATGCGCTACCTGGCCGCCGACGAGCTGCGCGACCTGGGGCTGGAACACTTCGATGCGTGGCGCGCGCAGTACGTCTCGAACGACGCCGCCTGGGAGCCGAACGAGACCGGCCGCCTGAAAGAGGTCAACCGGCTCGGGCGCACCTGGTCGAATATGCGCTCGCTGATGGACCTGTACTACGGCTTCACCGACGCGGTCAGCAACGACGACATCAAGAAAGCCTACCGCGAGGACAACGAGGGCGCCGAATTCCCCATCCCGCGGGTGCGGGGCGGCGACCGCCAGTCGGTGGTGATCCAGCCGACCGCGGCGCAGCAGGCCATGCTGGACCACATCATGGCCGCCTTCGACCACCTGCCGGGCATCACCGACCCGTATGAACGCAACAAGGAACGCCTGCGCCTGATGGACCGGGCGCGCAAGGTCTCGCTCGATGTGCGCGCGATCGACCCGCACAACCCGAGCAAGGAGGCAGGCGGCAAGCTGGAAAAGATCGCCGACGAGGTGACACGCCTGTATCAGAAGTGGCACGCGGACCTTGGCACGCAGCTGGTGTTCCTCGACCGTTCGGTGCCGAAGTCGAAGGGCGACGACAAGCGGGTCAAGGAGTACGACACGCTGCTGGCCGCCCAGGAGCAGGCGCTGCTGGACGACGACGAGGACGCCCAGCGCCGCATCGGCGAGAAGCTGGAAGCATTCGACCCGGATGAAATGGACGCGCTGCGTCAAGCGCTGGCCGGCGGCTGGAACGCTTACCAGCAGATCAAGGACAACCTGATCGCGCGCGGCATCCCGGCCAATGAAATCCGCTTCGTGCAGGAAGCCAACAACGACGAGCAGAAGCAGGCCCTGTTCGATGCCGTCAACGACGGCCGCGTGCGGGTGCTGATCGGCTCAACCCAGCGCATGGGCGCCGGCACCAACGTGCAGGAGCGGCTGGTGGGGCTGCACCATGCCGACGTGACGTGGAAGCCGTCCGACATCGAGCAGCGCGAAGGGCGCATCATCCGGCAGGGCAATGCGTTGCTGGAAAAGTACGGCATGGACAAGTTCGAAGTCGAAATCCTCGCCTATGCCACCGAGCGCACCATCGACGCGAAAATGTGGAACCTGAACGCGACCAAGTTGCGCACCATTAACGGTATCCGCAACTACGACGGCGCGTTCTCGATGGAGTTCGAGGACGCCGATTCGGTATCCATGGCCGAGCTGGCCGCGCTGGCCTCGGGCGACCCGCTGCTGCTGGAGCGGGTCAAGCTGATGGCCGACATCGACCGCCTGGAACTGCTGCGGCGCCAATACACGCGCAAAATGTGGGGCGTGGTCAGCCAGATCGAGGACGCCGAAAGGGACCTCAAGACCATGCCGGCGGCCATCGCCGGCTACCAGCGCGACGTCGACACGCTGGACAAGGCCTGGGCCGACGTGCAAGCGGCGGTGGCGCAGCGCACGGTCGAGGTGGAAGGCAAAGCCTATTCAACCTACAAGGGGGCGATGGACGCCGTGCGCGCTTCGGTGTTGGCGCAGCAGGCCGGCAACGAGGATGCCAAGTTCACCATCAAAGTAGGCGCCAAGCGCGCCACTTCGATGAACGGCGCGCATGACGCCGTCAACGCGGCGCTGGGCGACAGATTCGAGGCCAGCGTTGACGGCCAGACGCTGGTGCAGCGGGTCGCCCTGCAGCGCATCGCCGCCGAACGCGCCACCGAGCTGGCCAACAGCCTGACCAAGGGCGAGCAAAAGAGCGTCATCCTCGGCACCATGCTGGGCATGCCGCTCGAATTGACGGTCGGGCGCAGCCAATACTTTAGCTTCTACGGCGCCACCTTGGCCTTGCAGCGCGCCGACGGCAGCACGCTGGCCGCTGGGAATTCGTCGGACGGCAAGGACGGCCAATTCAGCACCGCGCTGCTGGCCGCGCCATTGATCGAGCTGGAAAGGACGGCCGACCCGGATTACTTCACGCGCGGCATTCGTTCCGCCAAGGAGCGCATCGCCGACGCCGAAAAAGCGTTGCCTGAATTGCTGCCCAAGCGCGATGTCCCGTTCGCGCATCAGGCCGAGCTGGACGAGAAGATGGCGCGCCTGGAAGACGTGATCCGCCAGCTGTCGGCAAAGCCGCAGGCCGCCGCGGCCAATAGCGCCCCGGCCGCCCCGGAATTGACCTTGACCGGCGACCGGGAGCCGGGACCGGAACCCGCACCACGCCTGCAACGGCGTGCCGAGGACCGCAAGCGCCGCACCGAGGACCCGCTATTTGCGCGTGCCAAGAATGGCCAGGCGGGGGCCGTCGCGCAACACCCGCACCCGATCAGCGACCGCGCCCTGGACACCGTCATCGAGCGCATCCAGGCCGCTTTCGCCCGGCGCGTGGGCGCCGCGCTGCCGGTCACCATCAAGCCAGTGCGGGGGATGGCCGACTTGCCGCCGGTGTTGCAAGCGGCGGCGCGCCGTCAGCAGCTCAACCTTGGCAAGGGCGTGTTTTTTGAGAACACCGTATATGTGGTGCAGCAGGCCCATGGCACGGCGGAGGAAGTGGAAAGGACGATCTTCCACGAATTATACGGCCACGCCGCCACCGCCAGCCTGTTTGGCGGCGAGTGGCTGGCCAAGCAGAATGCGCTGCTGAAAGCCATCGGCGGCGGCGCGGGCCTGTACCGGCTGGCCGCGGCCAACCAGATCGACCTGCACGACTACGCCGCCGGCCTGCAAGCCGACACCAGCCTGACCGACGAGCAGCGCCGCGCCATCATGATGGACGAGCTGCTGGCGCACCTGGCCGAGAAGAAGACCGTGCTGCGCCAGAAGATCAACGAGTTCATCGGCGCGGTGCGCGCCTGGCTGCGCGCGCACGGTTTCGCCAAGCTGGCCAAATACGGCAATACCGACCTGGCGCACCTGCTGGCGGACGCGCGCAAGAGCCTGGCCGCGAAAGCCACCGGCCGTGCAGGCCCGGCGATGCCGGTGTTCGCCCGCGACCCTGACCATGCGCCGGTGTTCTATTCGACGCTGGCGCGCCAGATCGACAAGACGGTGACGAAATCGGCCTCGCCGCTGCATTGGGCCGAGACGATCATGGGCACCTCGTTTGGACAGCAGGGCGTCAAGCAGGATGAAATCCACTGGTCCGGCGTGCTGGACTGGCTGAACCTGCAGCAGCAGGCCGGCGTGAAAAAGGTGGACAAGGCGCAGCTGCTCGACTACCTGGCCGAGAACGGCGTGCGCGTGAGCGAAACCATGCAGGGCGAACCGGAACCGGCCAGCGATGCAGGTATAGCCCAGCGCAAGAGCGTGTTTGACCAGTACCAGCCGCAGATCGACGCGGCGAATCAGCGCGCCTGGGACCATACGCTGTCCAGCCGTGAAAACGACGAGGCCCGCGACACGCTGGAGGAATTGATGACCGAGCGCGACCGCGCCGCGAACGACGCCTACACCTTGCCGGCCGACGCCACTTCGCCTGGCCAGTACGGTCAATACCAGCTGCCAGGCGGGGAAAACTACCGCGAGCTGCTGCTGACGCTGCCGCAAAAGGCGATCAGCACCGCCGACTTCGTGACCCTGGACGCCAATGGTGAGCCGTTTGGCGTGCACGCAACCGAGGCGGAGGCGCGCAACGCGGCCCGTACCATTGGCGGCACCTACGAGGCTGGCGCGTCCATTTCGCGGGAGGCGGTCAAGTTCCAGTCGGCGCACTGGACGGGGGTAGGCAACGTCCTCGCCCATGTGCGCTTCAACGACCGCACCGACGCCGATGGGGCAAAGGTGTTGTTCATCGAGGAGCTGCAATCCGATTGGGGCCAGTCTGGCAAGCGCAAGGGTTTCGCCGGCCCACCGGCGACGGCGCAGGAATTGCGTGCGGCGGCCGACGCCGCCAACGAGGCCGATCTGGCGTTGGACGCGGCGCGGTCATTGCACGCCAAATACGCCGGCGACGTGCGATACTGGAACGAGAAACTGACCCAGCTGGAACGCGACCCGCGTGCGGAACAGCAGGCGCTGGCCAGTGCACACAAAGCGCTCAACGAGGCGCTTGAACAGAAAAGCGCCCAGGTAAAAGTGGCCGAGGCCGCCAGTGACGCCCTGATTGAGGCGACCCGTGCGCAAAACGCCCTGGCGACCAAGGGCAACGGCATTGCACCCGCTCCGTTTGTCGGCAAGACCGAAGCCTGGCTGTCGCTGGCGGTCAAGCGCATGATCGCCTACGCGGCGCAGAACGGCTACGACAAGGTGGCGTTCGTCAATGGCAAGCAGTCGGTGGAGCGCTACAGTCTTGAAAAGCACGTGAAAGAAATCCGCGTGCTGCTGCGCCCTGATGGCCGCTACAGCGTGTTCGGCACGGTTGACGACGAATCCCCGCAGCGTCTGACCGAGCGCGCCGGTGTCGATGCTGCCGGACTGGCCGACTTCATTGGCCAGGAGCTGGGGCAGCGCGCCGTCGCCGACCTGGCGGCCAAGGATGCGGCCAAGCGGGCTGGCGTGCAAATGTACCGCGTGCAGTCCGCCGATGGCATGCCGCTTGACGGCAAAAAGTACCAACTTCAAATGGCGCAGCAGCTGGCCCGCGCGTACGGCATGCAGGTGGTGCCGGACGGCAAGCCATTAAGCAATGCGGTTCTCGATGAGCCGGTGGACCAGACCTACAGCGGCGCCGATCTGCGCGTCGGTGGCGAAGGCATGAAGACGTTCTACGACAAGATCGTGCCGAACGTGGTCAATGACGTGCTCAAAAAACTCGGCGGTGGCAAGGTCGGACCAGTAACGATTGATGGCCAGTTCAGCTATGACCGGCTGGTCGCGGCCGGAAAGGCTACTGGCAAGTCGCAGGCCGAACTGGATGCTATGCCGGTGCAGCAGCGCAAGGCCCTGATTGACGCGCAGCTGCGCAAAATGTATCCCGGCCAGCTCGGCTTCGCCATCAGTGACGCCCTGCGCGAGAAGGCGCTGGGTGGCTTGCCGCTGTTCTCGCGCGACGAGCAGCGCGAACGCGCCACGCCGGGCGCCAACGTCGAGCGCCTGGCCGGCCTGCTCGGGCCGCAGCTGTACGGCGACATGAAGCAGATGGGGCCGGTCACGGTCAAGGAGCTGTTCCAGAATTCCTTTGACGCCTTGAAGGGCGCGCTTGAATCCGGCCAGCTGGCCAGCGGCGAGATCAACATCACCACCGACCCCGACGCGCGCACCATCACGATCTCCGACAACGGCACCGGCATGACGCCGGCGATCATCAACAAGGCTTTCCTGACCATCGCCGGCACCAACAAGGAGACCGAGCGCAGCAGCGGCGGCTTCGGCATCGCCAAGATGCTGTTCTTGTTCGGCAACGACAACCTGAAACTGGTAACGGTGCGCGATGGCGTCGAGGCGACGCTGGAAACGACCGGCGCGCAGCTGATGAAGTCGTTCAACGACCCAACGCTGGCGCCCGACATCGTCACCAGCAAGACCGACGCGCCGAGCGGCACCACCGTCACGGTGAAAATCCCCGACAGTTTCAAGAACCCGTCAACCGGCACCAGCGAAAGTATTAACTTCCCTGGCCAGTATGAAATGAACCGGGTGCTGGACACCTCG